ATAATCTACATCTGTATAACAATAAAATAACTTAATATGTATTATTTATACCACATACCTGGTAAAAAGATCGGCGTTACACGTAATCTTAGAACTAGAGTAACCCTTATGCAAGGCTATAAGGAGGGTGAGTATGAAGTTCTTGAACAGTCAGACGATATAGATTATATATCAGACCGTGAAATAGAACTTCAAAAGTCTTATGGCTACAAGAGAGACAGAACATTATATAAAAATCTATTCAAATTAAATATGAAAGTAAATCCAACAGAGCAAACAAGCACGTTTCCAGTGCCAATTAATAAATTAAAAGGTAACTTATTAGATAACTTAGGTATGGAGTGGAAAACTCCAGAATACAGTTTTAAGCTACAAAAAGAGCATATACCTTGGATATTAGCTAACGCTCGAACCTCGATGTTTAATGATAATCGAAGCTACATTTACAACAAGGCTTTTTATGAAGCCTTTTTTAATCAAGATCATAATCCACCAAAGCAAGTTAATTTAACTAATTATTTTCCTTTAATTAGAAACTGGGCTCAAGATCGCGGTATATATGATAAAGGTAATTCACATACGCAATATGTTAAGCTTATGGAAGAAGCCGGTGAATTAGCTGAAGCATTACTTAAGAATGATAAGTATGAAATAAAAGATGCTATTGGCGATATGGTTGTAGTTCTAACAAATCTAGCTGTATTAGAAGGTATGCAAATTGAAAACTGTATTGAATCAGCGTACAACGAAATAGCTAACCGTAAGGGTAAAATGGAAAATGGAACATTTGTAAAACAGACATTATAATGAAGATAAAAACTAAAGATGAAATAGTACTAAAAGTACTAAAGAAGATGGATCAACGTAGTCTTGTTGGTCAAGAAAAGTACGGAGCTACAATGATGGAAGAGATTGAGGGCGAAGAAAAAGATCTTAATAGGTTTTTAATTGACGTTCAAGAAGAATTAATGGATGCTTTGTTATATATTGAAGCTGCTAAGCGATGCTTGTCAGATGAGATTGAACAGGCTATGATTAATAGAAATAATATCATTGGTCAAAACGGTAACGATGGTTTACATTACGATGAAGATCACGCGTTAGATATAGTTTTAAATGATATGGTTAAAGACATAGAAGTAAATGAAGAGACTACCCTATAAAAAACGAAGTAGAAAAAAAGGTCCAGTGCAGTCGAAGAAGGTGTCATATGATGGCATCAACTTCGCCTCAGGGCTAGAACGTTATATGTATATGGCTTTAAAAAAAGCTAAAATAAAATCTAAATATGAAGGAGAAACTTTTGTTTTGCTTAATGGTTTTCATTTTGAAAACGAAGTATATGAAAGACAAGCTAATGGTAAAGGTGAATACAAAAATAGAGGTTGTAAGAGAATACTTCCTATTAAATACACTCCTGATTTTATTGGCGATGGTTTTATTATAGAAACTAAAGGTCGTGCGAACGAAAGTTTTCCAATGCGCTGGAAGTTATTTAAACAATTAATTGTTAGGCAATTTCCAAATGTAACATTATACAAACCACAAAATCAAAAAGAATGCGACGAGACAGTAAGCATAATCCTTTCGAAGCAAAAAGGATAGCTAGACAGAAGTATGCCGAGCGTCAAATTGAAAAGTTTGTTAAATGGAGCTGGGAAATACGAGGTAAAGTAAAGTACAATGAATTAGTAGAATTACAAGAAGAATATAAAATAAAAGTTTATGGATAAAGAAGAAAACAAACCATTATGGTCAATTGAACTAGGATTTTACCCTGGAATAGTAATAGGCGCTAGGACATATCCTGAGCCTGATCGAACAACTCACGTGTTGTATATTCCATTTATAGACATTGCGTTAACTATTTATAAATAATGGAGCAAGATGTAGAAACACAATTCCACACGATAGACCTGTTTATACGGTCTGTTTTAGACGATATGGATAAAGTATCAAAGTCCACGCGAAAGATCGATATAATGGCTTATATTGATTCCTGGAAGACTGAATTAAAGACTGTACAACACATAATAAATTTATAATGGGATTATTTGATGAAAGAGTAGCTTATAAACCTTTTGAGTACCCTGAGTACTACACAGAAGGTTGGCTAAAACAAGCACAGGCATTTTGGTTGCACACCGAAATATCGATGCAAAGTGATATTAAAGATTGGAACGAAAAATTAGATGATAAAGAAAAAAACCTGGTCGGTAACATTTTACTCGGCTTTGCACAGACGGAGTGCGCGGTATCGGATTATTGGACACAGAAAGTAGTTGGTTGGTTTCCTAAGCACGAGATACAACAAATGGCTATGATGTTTGGGTCACAAGAAACTATTCACGCTGTAGCGTATAGTTATTTAAACGAAACATTAAAACTAGAAGACTATGAAGCATTTTTACATGAGCCTGCTACGGCTGCTCGTTTTGATAACCTTGTTGCTTACGATGGCAATGATCCAATTGGCATTGCTAAGTCGCTTGCTGTCTTCTCTGCATTCGCTGAAGGAGTTAGTTTGTATTCTGCTTTTGCAGTGCTGTATTCTTTTCAGTTACGCAATTTGCTTAAAGGTATTGGACAGCAAATGAAATGGTCTGTAAGAGATGAAAGCTTGCACAGCAAAATGGGTTGTAAACTATTTCGCGATATGTGCAGTGAAAATGGGCAATTGCTGAACTTATGTCGAGAAGATATAATAAAAGCTGCAGATACTATGATTAAACTAGAAACTAAATATATTGACAAAATGTTTGAAGCTGGTGATATCGAAGGTATATCAGCTAATGATTTAAAACATTTTATAAAAAAGAGAACAAATGAAAAACTTGTGGAACTTGGTTACGTTGACTTGGGTTCGTATTTTGCGTATGACTCCAAAGCAGCAGGCAATCTTGATTGGTTCTATCATCTTACCGGCGGGGTCACTCATACTGATTTTTTCGCGACTAGGCCGACAGATTACTCGAAAGCTGGGGAAGGCGAAGACTTTGAGGACATTTGGTAATGTCATAACTGAAGACGAACTATACGAACAATTATATAAATGAAAACACAAAAACAAAGTAGAACAGATCTATTAGAAAAAAAAGTACAAGCATTGATTGGTGTAGTACAGCAACTATTAGATGAAACAGCTTATCTAAAAGATCTAGCTGTAGGAACATTAGAAACAATTAAACAGATGGACGACTATGAACAAGCGATCGAAGACCTTAAGAAGAAAATGGCTGAAGAGTCTAGTAAGGCAAAAGAAGCTGACGCCAGTAGAGAGACTGTCGAGTAGATTAGGATATATGGGGACGGCATTTATGATGATGTCTCCCCATTTATTGCCAGATCAAACAGGAATAATTACATACATAATAGCAGGTACATTATCGATACCTCAAGTGTTTGTAGCAAAACAATGGAACTTAGTAGCAGTTAATTTAAACGTAGCAATAGCCTACATAATATTATATTTATCATAAATGTGGAATGAAAATTGGAAAAAAGGAGAGGATTACCCTGCGTGGGGTAATACGGACGTATACAAGAAGACTATATCCGGGGGATATCTATTTGACGGAGAGTCACCTAGAGAAGCATACCATCGCGTCGCTAAAACGGTTGCTCGTAGATTATATAAGCCGGAAATGGCAGAGACTTTCTTCGAGTACATATGGAACGGTTGGCTTTGCCTCGCAAGTCCAGTATTATCTAATACCGGTACTGATCGCGGCTTGCCTATTAGCTGCTTTGGTATCGATGTTGCAGATAGTATACAAGACATAGGGCAAAAGAATTTAGAGATGATGCTACTCGCTAAGCACGGCGGTGGAGTTGGTATCGGAGTTAATCAAATTAGACCCGCTGGCGCAACAATAACAGGAAATGGAACATCAGACGGAGTTGTACCCTTTTGTAAAATATATGACTCAACAATACTCGCGACTAATCAAGGATCAGTCAGAAGAGGAGCAGCATCGGTTAACATCAATATTGAACACGATGATTTCGAAGAGTGGCTTGAAATCAGAGAACCTAAAGGGGATGTTAATAGACAATCGCTTAACTTACATCAATGCGCAGTTGTGGGTGATAAGTTTATGCGACGCCTTGAACAAGGAGATGCGAATGCTAGGACTAGATGGAGTAAACTACTTAGAAAGCGAAAGGCAACTGGAGAGCCGTATATTATGTTTAAAGGAAACGTTAACAAAGCAAATCCAAAAGCATATAAAGAAAACGGATTAAAAGTACATATGACGAACATATGTTCAGAAATTGCATTACACACCGATGAGAACCACAGCTTTGTCTGTTGCTTATCATCATTAAACTTAGCAAAATATGAAGAATGGAAAGACACTAACCTTATTTACGACGCCATATGGTTTCTTGACGGTGTTATGGAAGAATTTATTCAAAGGGCGAAGGGATTACGCGGATTCGAGAATTCTATACGATCTGCACAGAAAGGGAGAGCATTGGGATTGGGAGTCCTCGGCTGGCACACTTACTTACAAGAGAAGGGTATTCCTTTCGAAGGTTTATTATCTCAGTTTGAGACTAGGAAAATCTTTTCGCAAATTAAAATCGAAAGCGAAAGAGCTTCCATGGCGCTTGCTGAAACTTACGGTGAGCCTTTGTGGTGTGTTGGTACTGGTTATCGCAACACTCATTTGCGCGCCGTTGCTCCTACTGTCTCTAATAGTAAGCTCTCTGGAAATGTCTCCGCTGGAATAGAACCTTGGGCTGCCAATGTATTTACAGAGCAATCAGCTAAAGGAACTTTTATAAGAAAAAATCCTACGCTTTTAAAGTTATTAAGGAAACATAAAATCAATAACAATGAAATATGGAATAAGATCCTTGCTGATGGTGGTAGCGTTCAAGATATTGCTGAGCTTGATGATATCACTATGGGACACGACATCCCCGCAAAAGAGGTATTTAAGACTTTTAAGGAGATTAATCAACTAGAGTTAGTCAATCAAGCTGGACTTAGACAGCAGTATATAGATCAGTCAGTTAGTTTAAACTTAGCTTTTCCTAGTGAAGCAACACCTAAATGGCTTAACAAAGTACATTTTGAAGCTTGGAAAAAAGGGGTTAAAACCTTGTACTATACAAGAACAGAGTCAGTGCTACGAGGAGATATAGCACAACAAGCAATGAACGAAGATTGTTTAGCTTGTGATGGTTAAAATCAAAAAAGGGGTTCACGTAATGTGGACCCCTTTCTGGTTACAGGAACTTTAGGTATGGTACGCCTATTTTATTTTGTTCCTTTTTATTTTTGTTTAGTTATTTCAAAGCTTTTATCGCCTGTTTTTTTAGTTTTGTAATCTCCTCCCATTAAATAACCGTCTTGGATGAGCTTATTTAATTTGTTAGGTATTCTTATAGTATCACCTTCAGCACCAGCTACACTACGCTCGCTGCGTAATACATATTTTCCTTTTTTATCTTCTTTAACCTCACCAGTATTTTCACCAACTGTGTTTTGATTCAAAGGAGCACTATTTTTAGCGGCGCTACGTGCGTTGTCTATATGTGTTTTAGTTCTGGTCTTTGTTTTATTTTGCTTGTTTAAACTAGCTTCACTTTTAGAGCATTCAAAACCTTCACAGTCTTTCATAGGCTGTCTCTTTTTAGTTTTTCTGCTAGAATTTGCTTTTCTTAAATCGTTTAAAGGACTTTTAAACATGAATGGGCTTGAGAAATTGCTCATAATTTAATGATTATATTTTCTAGATTTCATTTTTTTTATCTCTTCAGCAGTTAGTTCGGTACTAGGTTTAAAAGGCCGTGTATCTCTCTTAGATAGTTTATCAACAACAGTAGGCTTAGGCTTACCCATTGACTTTTCTCTTTTCTCTATTGCTTTTTTTATTTCAGCATTAATTACTTCTCTAGGTCTCTTGTCGTTTTTAAGAATCAATCCTTGATTTAACGGTGATTCTTTAGTTAAATACTGTGCGCAGTGTTTTGATGTAAATGGTTTCATTTTTTTTATTTTTTAGTTTTTGGTACTATTGTACCACAGTTTTTATTTTTTATTTTTGTTTTTTCTTTTTTAAACATTAACCAGTACATTAAAGAGTTCCATTCACCCTTTAAAAAATCTATTATTTTTATCATTATTTCCACATGTTAGTTATGTTATCGTATTCTTTTGTTGCGTTAAAACTAGGACAAGCTTTATTAGCAAAATCATTATGACCGTGTATCGTAGCATGAGCGTGTTGTATCTTCAAATACTCTAGTATATATACTAAAGTTTCTTTCTGCTCTTCAGTTCTAGTATCTTTAGGTTTAAAATTAACCTTATCAATTCCTCCAACATAAGCTATTCCAATAGATCCTTTATTATGACCCTTGCAATGAGCTCCTGTCTTTTCAACAGGTCTTCCCGTGTGCAGAGAGCCATCTAGATAGATTAAAAAATGATATCCGATATCAGACCAACCTCGATCTAAATGCCATCGTCTAACGTCTTCTACGGTAGTATGTCTACCTTCAGGCGTAGCTGTACAATGAACTATGATCTTGTCAATTTCTCTCAACCTTTATTTTTTTACAAAATCTTTGTACTTCATTTTATACAAGTCGCTTCTACTAGCTTTAACACCTTTAACGCCAGACTTACCTCCTTTGCCGATTTCAATACTTACAGCGTGTCTTTCTGGAGTAACAATAGTTTCAGGTGAAGGTTTTATGTAGCCATCTTCTGGATCTGTATACCCTTCTTTTTTTCTTTTAACATATTTCTTGTATCTATCCTTAACTCCAGGTAATTTTGTTATTGAGTCAAAGTAAGATTTATCGTCTTGCTGCTCTAGAGGAGATCCATAATTATTTGGCGAAGCTTCAATAGCCGTTTTTAAAGCTTCAGGTAAATTAGCTTCCTGCTTAGCTGTTAATTCTTTTAGTGGAGATTTTCCACAAAACTTTTTTTCAAAAGGTGATTTCATAATTTATTTTTTTGATTTATTTTTTTGACAAAAGTTTCTAGCAGCTTCTACACTACCAAAACCCCATTTTTTTAAAGCCATTGCTTTTTTCGTTGGTTCACCTTTAGCATCTTTCATTGCTCCAGCCATACCTGCGAATCTACATGCAAATGAAACTCGACGTTTGTTAGTTCCAGAAGTTAATCTTTTACCTAGTGACTTACCTGTTTCAGATTTATACTCTGATCGCATTTTTTTATTTGATTTTTCATAAGCTTCTTCTTTTATGAAAAGTGGTGATTGTTTATACGCCATTATTTATCTTTTTTTAATTCGATCCACTTAGATATAGTATAACCTATAGTCACTAGTAGTAGAAATATTTTCAAACCGTCTTCTATTCTGTGTAAATGTTGTTACGCCTAATGCTCCAGCATTCATTGCGTATATTTTAATATCTGATATACTCATTTTATTCTCCACATTTTTTTGATGGATCACCAACTTGTCTCCAGTCTTGCTCCAACCATTTTTTTAAACTACCACCACTACTAGTTCCAGTGACATTACTTTTACTAGATCTTTTATATTTGCCTTTAGCGCCCGCAGCTCTCTTAGCGTTTATGACTTTCTGTCTCTCCTCTTTACTCATACTAGCTATCTTAGCTTTAGGTAGGCACACTTTTTTAGTACCACCGCCTTTTGCTTTGACTTTCTTTACTTCTTTTTTATGTAGAGGTGTATTACCTGGTTGCACAAAAGCCATTAGCACTTACCTTTTTTCTGTTGCTTTGAAGCCCAGATGTTAGCATATGCACTAGGATATACATCGAATTTTCTTCTCGCTGCAGCTTTACACTTAGCTGTTAACTTGACGTATAGCGGTGAACTTTCATTATTTTTCATCTTTATCTTTTTTTTGTAGTTCTAATATTTTTTTAACTCTATTGTTTTCGTTTTTAAGCTCTCTAATTTGCTTTTTAGTTAAGCCAAAGTCTAATAATGTTTTAACTTGATCAGGTTTGTTAGTGTCTTTCTTCATTTTATCAACCTCAAGTTGCAATTCTTGCTTAGGTGTTAAAGGTTCTTTTTTATCAAAACCTCCGTAATACCCAAGACCTAATTCCCAAGTTCCCCATCCAAGACCTAAAGCTACTTTTTGCCAAAGTGAAGATCTTTCATTTACTAAACCTCTTAAGTTATTTATTTTCTTAGCAACTCTATCAAGTGGAATATTGGTAAAACCAGTTACAACTTGAGCGCCCGCCATATAAGCTGGGTTATCTAAGCTAAAGCCTTTCTCTTTTATATCCTTCATATTCCAGCTAAAACTTCTCAATCCACCTTTTATTTTACCTATTTTAGATCCAAGAGGCGGTGAAAAACTTAGTAAGTCATCTACTGCGTTTTCATATTTAGAACCTTTCTTACCATACTCTTCATAAAGAGTCATTAAAGTGTTTTTAATAGCTGCACTTGCAGCTCCAAATATACCTAAACCTTTTAACTGAGAATCAATCATTCCATTAGCTACTTTATAAGCTTTATCGTTTCTCTTCTTAGCTTTTGCCTCGTCAGTTTCTTCTTCATCATCTCCAAACCCTAAAGCAAATACTGCTTGTTGCAGCGAGTTAAATATTAAATTCTGAATAGCACCGTAGTAAACTATCTTAGATACATTGCTTCTCCAGTCACCTCGACCATTTATAAGATCCTGCGCAGCGCGTTTTTGAATACGAGCATACTGCATTGGAGTATTAGCCCAAGCAAGTATAACACGCCCCGCTGCAGAGGCTTGTTGTTGGCTAATTTTACTAGGTGAACTAGACTGTTGGTTTTCTTCCGCTATAGCTTTAAAATCTTCAAAAGCTTGCGTCTCAGCATCAGCATCGCTTAAACCTTGTTTCTTTAAAGCTTCTAATCTATTTCTATAGAAAGTAGATCCACCAGATGCAATAGCAAAACTATCTGCAAATCTAGTCATAACAAAACCTTTACTAAGTAAGAAAGCAATAGCTGCTTTAGGTTTGTTCTTAGATTCTCTTACAGCATCAGCAATTTCAGATTCACTTACGTTAATCTTAAGACCGTTTCTACGTTCCACTAAGTAATCAGAATTCATAAGCGTCATAAAATCACCCCAAAATTGTTTTTGGTTTGCAAACGCTCTTCCTGCCTTTATTATATTATTATCACCTAAGTTTATGAAGTTTACCGCAGATATAGTTTGTAGTAGTGCAGATCTTGTATTTAAGAACATTACAGCACCAACAGAATTGTTTAACCAGTTAAGTAATCCTTCTGTCACTCTGTTACCTCCGATTGGTCTATTGCTACCAGATTTCATTCTACGTATAGAATCTTCCATAGCTTCACGCCATCTAGTTCCGTACGCAGCTTCCATCTTGTTCATATTATCTTCTGAGAATATAATGTCGATGTTCTCTCTCCACTCTTGCTGATACTCAGCTCTATTAACTTTGTTAATACCACCAATAATATCTGTAGTAATGTTTCCACCTAACCAGTCTTTATCAGGTTTTGGATATTCTTTACCTTTTTGTATTTTAATAAGCTCGTCAGTAAACACTCTAAGCTTAGCGTCTTTGTTTACAAAATCATTTAATTCTTTAATATCTCTTTTAGATAAACCAGGTATATCCATACCTTGCTTAGTCCAAGCAGCGACACGCACTGCGTGAGAATAAGTGAATTTACCAATACCAGTTTGTTTGCTTAAGGTTTTAGGTAATGTTTTTAGTTTTGTTTTTAAAGCTACAAAATCATTTGCAGCAGATATCTTAGCTTGCGTAACCGCAGACTCAGCTCTATTGTAAGTATCAAGCAAGTTTGTTTTTAAGAAAGCCATTTGAGCATCTCCTTTCTTACCTTTGCCTATCATCTTATATAGTAAACCTGTAAAGTCTTCAGCGGATGGTGGAATAAGGAAATTGTACTTACCTTTGCTAGCACCAACTGTTTTAGCTCTAGCTGCAGAATACTTTTTATAAGTTTCAATACCAGACGAATCCTCGATCATATCATTTACAACAGTATCAAAGGTTTGTCTTTTACTAGCTTTTGCTAATTGAACTTTAGACTTAACATCTATTTGACTTAATACGTCTTTAACTGCTTTAACGTTTCCTGTGTGATCGTCTGCGAAATAAAAGTCATTATAACCTTCAGCTGCTTTACCCATAATCCACCCAGCTTTAGCCTGTGGAGTACCATCACCTAAACCAGTTATGTTAGCAAGTGGAATATCTAATCCCATGCTAGCTAAAAATTCTTTAATTGGTCCAGCTGCATCTGCAGGTCTTGCCGTTAAAACAAATACGTCTTTAGTTCCACGTTTTTCTGCTATAATTTTAGCTACATCTAATAGTGGTCCTTTACTTCCTTGCATTACTTTACTAAACTCAGAGAAATCCCATTGAGCTCCTTCAGCTTCCATATTACCTGCTTCTTTAGCAAATGTAGCAGCGTCTATAGCTCCAGTAGTTCCATCAGGCATTGTATATAACACATTGCTTTTAGTTCGAGCTAATGTATCATCAAAGTCAAATACTCTAATCTTTTTAACAGGTTGATCTAGTTTTCTAGCAAGCTCTAGAGACTTGTCAGTTTTTTCTAAAGCGTTTATAGCTGTTTGTACAGTTATAGGTCTGTCGTATTTTATAGCATCAGGAATTAAATCGCTATCACGTTTTGAAGCCATAGCTTTTCCTGGTGCTAATTCTGTATATACTTTAATATCTTGCTTAGCTTTCTCAGCTGTAGTTTCACCTATAAACTGCTCGTATATTAATCTTTGTTGTTCCGCTTGAACATCTAGATTATTTCTAAACTTAGCATCAACTTCTACGTTGTATTTAGCAGCGTCTGAAACACCATTTATAGATCTATTATTTGGGTTTAACGCGAAATATTCATTGTATTTTCTTATATCCGCGGGAGGTACTTCACTAAAATCACCAGTCTCAAAAGCTTCATTTAGTTTTTCATGAAGATAGGGATGTTCTTCAGATTTAGCTTTCCACGTAGTACCGTCTTTAAAATAAGTAGCATCTACTATAGCTTGAGTTTCTTTACCTGTAACTTCTTGATAATAATTATCATTAACCCATTTAATCCAGCCGTCTAAAACTTTTGGGTTATCGCTGGATATAGCTTGAAGTGTTCTATTAGCAAAGTTTCCAAATTGATAAACGTGCTCTTCCCAAGACTTAGAACCAGCTTCTACACCTTGTTCTAAGCCAAGAACCGCTGCCATTTTTCTACCAAAACTATAATTAGCATTTTGATTATATATCATAGCTGCTATACCTCTGATGTTTTTAGGATCTAACTTATAAAGTTCAGCAAGTTTCTCTATAATAAGTCTAACACCCTTGTCGTGTAGTGATTTATTTTTAAGATTACCTTCTATGTTTTTTATAGTTTGGCTAGATATAGCTTGTTTTATAGCTTTTAAATCTGATTCTGATATAGCATCTAAACCTTCTAAAGCGCTTATAGTATTGTTTATTACTTTTAAATCTCCTAACTCTCCAGATTCTAAAGCTTCTTTGGTTTCTTTTATATATCTTTTAGTCTTATTAGCGTCACTTATAAACAAAAATTTTCTACCTTTAGCTCCACTAGTTGGCTTGCTACCTATGTAGGAGTTTCCAGCACCCGCTAAGTTTGATGCAACTGCAAATAAGCTAGCGTTTTTTCCAAAAACTTTAGTTAAATCATCGACAAGGAAATTACTTAAATCAGTAACACCTTCAACTCCAGGTTTTATAGGTTTATAACCTGCATTAACAACGTTAGAATCTACGTTGTATTGAGATCCAGCGCTTCTCTTACTAAACTTAGCTTGCTGAGAAACCTGCAGCCTTTCTGCTATTTTAGCTTTATCTAATTGAGGCTTGGCTTTAAAGGCTTCTGTGCTAGGTGTTGCTTCTGCTATAAATTTGTTAGCTATCGCTTTTGCTATAGCTCTTTTTCTATTGCTATTATTTTGAGGTGTACTTCCAAAGAAATTATTTATTACAGCTGCGACTTTAGGGTTTAATCTATTGTAAAGAACTGCACCAGCTTTTTGTTGAGTAGTTGTAAGATAAGGAATTCTACCCTGCATCATAAACTTTTCAATATCAGCTTGCTTTGTTAACCTTCTATTTGGTTCTGTAAAAAGTCTAGGTTGACCCTTCTTAACTCTACCATCGTCAATAGCAACTAAGTCTGTTATACTCAAACCTTTATAAAACGTAGGATTAGAATTTAAAAACTCTCTAAATTGTTTTGGATTTCCTATTAAGTCTTTAACAATAAAATCTACAAAATCTTTAGATGGTTTAAAAACTTGTTTTCTAAACTTTTCACTATTAATATCTACATTCTTTAGCTGTTCTGTTACAAAACCTCTAACTTTATCCTTAAACGGGATATCTAGTGGCTTTCCATCTATTTTAATATTATCAACAAGCTTGACATCTGTGTCTACTTCTATAGCTGGACCTCTTGATGTGTCTTCTATAGATTCAAGTTCTTTTTGTCTTTCGTCTGAAATACTAGTTTCAACGCTTTTAGTTCCAATTTCTTGCTCATAAAACTTAGCTTGCTTTGGCTGTATGTTTCTATAGACAAAAGTAGATATTTGCTGAGGCACGTCTTTACCATCTATGTTCTTAACAGGCTTAAATCTTCTAAGTATTCCAGGTATATAATCATTAACAAATCCTAGAGCTTTATCCCTAGATACTGTTCCTTTTCCTTGCTTATAACCTAAAGCTTCTATAGCCATTAATTGAACTTGCTCAACTAAATTGTCTTCTTCTTTCTTGGTTAAACCTTCTTTTGATTTGGATTTTACAGCTAAATCTTGAGCGCTAGTAGATGCTATAGCACCTGTATCTTTTTTACTTTCTTTAGCTACTATGCTTTCAATCTCTTTAGTGTTGTCAACCATTGCTTCGTTAAGAGCTTTCACGGCTTTACCACCTTTTTTCCTACCGTCAATTTTTACATCTCCACTAACCAACTCGCCTTTAGCTCCTTCTTTAGCTATTCTAACTTGATCTTCGGTTAGTTTACCGCCAGATTGTATAGTGTCGTTAAAGTCTTTAATAAAATTAAAAGCATCTAAACCAGTGTCAAATGTTATACTTAGCTTTTGTTGGTTCGCTGGGTTTTTAAATAAGTTAGAGATTTTATTGCCTATCGACTTCCAAAAACTATCTTGTTTCTTGTTATATACAATGTCTCCATCGGTAAGAGATTCACTTAATAAAGGAATAACTTCTTCCCACGTGTTTTCTGCTGAATAATTTTCATCACTTAAGTATTCGTTGAACCTGTTCATGAAAGTAAATCCACCTGTTATATCAGGGTTATTAACTATTTCATTAATCAGTGCTTGGCCAAATTTAATTGCAGCGTCTGGATTTGTTTTGAACGTTTGAAGGAAGAAATGATGTAAAAGCTCGTGTTGATCCGTGGTATACTTGAAGTCTTCTGCTTGCGCTTGGTCGTTTATTAGTATTACTTTTTTACCATCTAAAACCAAAGCTTGACCGTAACCAGTAGACTCTAAAACGCTACCTCCTTGTTCTTTTATTTCTTTTACTCTTTCATCTATTTTAGCTTGGTCACTAAAAGTTTCTAGTGTACTTTCTATTTGATCAGATATATTTTTAGCACCCGCTCTTGACTTAGATTCTGCTATTTTAGTTTTATTGATTTCAACTATTTGCTCATCTACTTTTGCTATTTTTTCATTTATAGGTCCATGAAAAGATGAGTCTACGTTTTCTTTTTCTTTTAATAGCTCTGTTTTCTCCATTAACAAATCAACTTCCACTCCAGTAACATCACCTGGAGCTTTACTCATAGCTTTAGATACATTGAAAGCAAGTTGCTGCGCTTTTATTATTTGCTGTATTGTTTCAGGATTGCTACTAGATTTTTTCATTGTATCAAGATACATCATAGTAGAATTTATGTTGTTATGTATCTGATTGTATATTAAGGTTTTTTGATTATTAAATGTTTTAACAGCACCAATAGATCCCATACCTCCGCTTAACATTAAAGTTCCAGCAATTAATTCTATTTGTGAATTTAAAAACTCAGAAGACTTAGGTAGAGCTAATCCAAAAGAAGCATCAGTAACTATATTCATAGCCGCGTTTATTTCTTCTTCACCAAGTTCTTTTAATATATTAACTGTAAACTCTTTTCCAGCTGCTTTAAAACCTTCTTTAGTTGCTATGTTTTTTAATTTACCTGAAAATATATCTTTTATTTTCTTACCTCCAACTCCTCTTAGAAACTGAGCATCTGGCATTATAGTCTGAACTAAACCTTCTGTCAAAGAAACAGCACTAGCATACGCAAGCCCACGCCCTCCAAACAATCCTTTAGCTTCAGCATCTTTAACGTTGTCCATTAAAGTTGCTCTAAAAGTAGCGTCCGCCATTAATATACTGTCTTTTAATTTACTAGAAACAGGTGATAAAACTTTAGACTTAGATCCAAGCCCAGTAATTGTTTTACCTATTCCTTTTTGAAAAGATGTAACATTACCTTTTCTAACCTCGTTCATTAAATGTAAAGTAAAAGGAAGCATTTGACCGCCAAGTTTTAGGTAATTTCTAGCACCAGCATCTGTGTTAAAACCACCTTCTTCAGTTGTGATTTTAAATTTTTCGTCTTCAGACTTAGGTACTAAACTATAATCCGTAAAGTTGTACACTGTATCTCTCCAAGCGTCATAAACCGAATAATCTTCTTCGTCTGTAAAAAGATCTCCAAAGCCAGCCATTAAAGCGGCAGGAAAACCAATAGAAGCTTTTTTAGCTAAACCATATAAGCCACCAACAATTTCTCCACCTACAATATCCATTGTGCCATTCCAAAAACCTTCTCCTGAAAAGCTTTCTCTGTAAGCTTCAACTTCATCAGATAATTTAAAATTATTTCCCAAGGTTTCTCTAGAAAAACTCATGTTTAAATCTCCTTCAATACTGCTTTTAGTCGCGGCTATATTAGATAACTCTTTCTTATAAAAACTAAGCTTTTCGTTTCTTATTTTAGAAGTCTCTGTGTAAGTTGAAACTAAGGAATTATAGTTTTGTACTTGCTCAGGAGTGTTTAATCCAGACTCTTTGAGAGCTGTCATTTGAGAATTTATAGTGTCTAAATCAGAATCTAATTGAATAATATCCTCATCGTATTTTAGTTTAACGTTTTCAAATTGAGAACTTAAAAATTTAGACTTTCTTTTTATTACAGGTATTTTAAATTTATTTATTAAATCTTCTTTTTCCTGTAAATTAAAAGTTCCTTTAGCTAGTTTTTGTAAAGATCTTTTGTCTAAAGAATTTACTATATTTAACTCTATCTCATCGTTTATTTCTATAGTTTCACTAGGTTCACTGAAGTCTACACCAAAGCCTTTTAAAGCAGAGTTTAAATAGTTTGTTACGTCTCCAAAACCACCTCCTGTGCTAGCGTTGTTTCCAGTGTCTTTTCTAAGCTCTTCAAGAGCCTTTGACTGAGTGTCTGTTAAACCATCTAACTCTTTAATTAACTCTATTTCTTTAGCATTGTTTTCGTCAAAATTAGCTAGCTCTTTAGCTATAAATTGATCTCTAGACGCTTGATCTTCAAAGTTTTTATTAGCAAATCTAGTTGACTTAGATTCTAGGTCAACTCTTTGTTGCTCTATTTCTTTAAGTTTGTTTTTTTGAGCAGTGTAATATGTAAGTTCAGGGCTTTGCTCTATATCTTCTTCTATAACGTCACCAACATATTCCGACATAGGCGGAGCGTAGGTTTGAGTTTCCCATAAAGCACCCTCTTCTTGATTCACACCTAAGTCTATGGGTTGATTTCTAGCTTCTTGAAGCTCTTTTTTAGTTATATCGTCTCTATGACCTAACTCTAATTGAACTGCTGCTAAGTTTATTTGAGCATCTTGAGATCCATTGTTTTCACTTAGATTTGACCAATTATCGGTTTCTTGCTTTTTAGTATAGTACTTTATTTTGTTATCGTCACCAACCTGCCATTTGTAGTCGTAGTTGTCAGCAGAATAGGTTTCATTTTCCTTCACTACACTGTTCAACTTAGCTGTTTGTTCTGTGTATTGTTTCTGTGATTTTCTAGCTTGATCCATCTCTTGATCAGTCATTCCAGGACCAAAAAATCTAGGTTCTTGAGATGCTAATTTTCCACTTCCAGAACTTGAACTCTCGGATGCTACCGGGGTTGTTGCTGCAGTCGCATCCTCTTCCACAACAACTTCTGTCTTTACTTCTTCAACAGGTGTTTCAACAACCTCTGCCTCAGCAGTTTTTGTTCTACCTTTAAATTCTTGAGCTTTAGCAAATATCTCTTCTTGAGATAACCCAGTGTCTTGTAAAGAAGTTACGTATTCTAGTAATGTCATTTAATTAAATTTATAGGTTATTATCGTCAATAAACTTTTGAGCTTTAGCTTTCTTAGCTTCAGCTAAATCAAACACCGCGGCATCTGCCTGAACCGTAGGCAATTGGTTTGTAGTAAATTGTTTCAGATAATTATTCATAAAGTATTCTTTATATTTCTTTTCAAATAAAACTTTTTTATCTTGCATAAGTGGCAAGTCTTCTGTGTAGCTCCAAGAGCTCTCTCCAGCATTAGCGTTTCTGTACCATTTGATCGTCCTCTTCAACGCTTGTGCCTTTAGATATATAAACGTTCCAAGCTGCAACTGCGTCTTGTTCAGAGCTAAGTAAACCAGCAACCTCAGCGTTTATAAACGGAGTTACTTTCTTTTCGATTTTATCTAAATCGTATTTAAGTATGTTTCTACCTTTTCCATTTCCGATGTCTACGATCTCATAATCAGGGGTTCCATCAGGATTAATAATCACATATTCTTCAATTATTTTAGCTTGAGCTGCAAGCTCTCCATTTTCATTAACCATGTCAGGTGAAAATACACCAACTTCAGTCAATAGTCTTAACATGTTTTTATCTATATCTGGGGTCGGCGCTACAAGCGAAGTGTTTGATTCAATTAAAGCATTTAAAGCTGTATTGTTTATAACTAATGGCTCTTGAAAAGCAGGGCCAGTGAAAACAATCTGTTGAGAACCACCTGGTAGTAAATCTAAATAAACATTATAACCATCTGACTTAGAAAAACCAGGTTTAGCTGTCATAATGCTATTAGCTGCTTTATACTTAAAGTCATTGTTTGGATCAAAGTTTGAATCATCTGTTACGCTTAATTCTGCTAGTAGTGAAGATAAAAAATCTAAAGATAACTGTGGAGCTTCTTGCAGATGTTTAATTTCTGACAACTCATAAGCGCAAGTTTCGTCTTGACAATTGTTTGAGTCTACAGCTAATTTTAATTTAGCATAAACTCTTCCCTGTGTTTCTATAAGCATTGTCTAGTATTTGAAAATTGTAATCGCTAACACCTGACGTAAAGTCTTTGTTATAAGCAATAGCATCACTTTCGTTAAACTGCTGTAAAAAAAGGTTTTGATTTAAGTTGTTTTCCATTTTTTATTTTTTAATTTCCACCACCTATTAAACTACCACCAATAGATGCTAGTGACCCAAACATCCCAGTTATAGCACCTGTTTGATCTGCTCTAGCCTGTGCTGTGGCTTGTGCAGCACCAGTTAACTGCGAAAGAGTTCTGCTTATGCGACCTTCTTCTCTAGCTTCTTTAGCACTAAATTGAAATTGTTTTCCGGCTGCTTGAGCTGCTTGAACTCTAGCTGCTTCAGACATTTGAATTCCTTGAATTCGTATTTTTTCAGCCATTTTAGCTTCTTGCATTTGACGTTCGCCTTCTGCTCTTTTTTCTTCGTTAGATTTTTCTTGTTGTTCTATATTAGCCGCAACACCTTTTTTGCTTCTTAAAGCGGCGTTAGCTAAAGCGGTTGCACCACCTGCTCCAGCACCTGTAGCTCTCATTGTATCTAGCGAAGCTGCTAAAGCTAAGTCACTTTCTTCCATTTGAATTTCGGCAGCTTGAGTAGCTACTCCTAGATTAGCGAAAGGGTTAGATATTTCACTAGACATGTCTTTAGAAAATCCAGCTACGCTTTCAACACCTTCATAAGGGTTAACAATCTTTCCTCTATGCGTTTCTAAATGATGCAATCTTTTTGCTAACCTTGCTTTTGCTGCGGCTGCTTCTCTAGCAGCTCGCTTAGCTGAGCTAGATCCAAATAATCCACCTATTATACTAGCGCCTGCTCCTATTATTGCTCCTGCTCCTATTGGCATATTTGTATATTTTTATATTTATTATTCATTTTAAAATCCGTTTGAAAAAGTGTAGTTAGAAGAAACCGCGAAAACCTCTTTATACCCTCCCACATTTGTAGCTGTGTCTGTAGAAATAGTTACGTTTGTATAAAAACCTTTTAAACCAGAAGATTTACCAACCAATGTTCCATCTACTTGTTCACTAAAAATAACTTCGCCATTAAAAGCGGTTGGTGAACCAACTATGTTAGCTACGTATTTATTTTCTTTTCTATTAAAACCTGCTCTATTTATAGGAGGTATTAATGGTGATGGATATTCATTTCCAAAATTGTCATAACTTCCTTGTTCGTAACTATATATTTTATTAGACGTATCATAAGCGTATCCAAAATTTTCATTGTAATTAGGTATAAAACCTGTTGCATCAGAAGTTATAGATGTAACTTCCCAACCATTAGTTCCTTCATAACTAATAGTACTAAATACTTTTTCACTACTAACCTGCGGGTTAAATACAAATGATATAGATGAATTACTAGCTAATCCATAAAACAAATTATAGTTAACGTTTTGATCGTGGTGTTTGTACATTTTACTACCATTCGTTGTGTAGTAATTATTAGATAAACTAAATATCTGGCTAGGTTTATAAGTGTAAAAACTAACCCATCCTTTAACGTTTTCATCAAAAGTTAACGTTCTATAAGGTAACTTAGGATTTGATGGCTGAATAGATAAAACATATTCTTTAGAATATATATCCCATCCACCTATTATTTTTCCTTTACCAAAAGCTGGAGAGTCAACAGAAGATATTGTATCTCTAAAAAACGCTCTCATTCCTGTATTTGATATTTCAACTAAACTTCCATTACCACCTAATCTCATTACAACGTTGTGTGTTGGGTCTACAAAGTATTTATGAAAACCATAAACTGCAAAACTTTCAGGGTGAGTACCTATTCCGTATTCACCACCGTAAGGTTGTATTGTACCAATTACTAAGTTTGAAGATGTTACGGTTCCTCCACCTTCTGCAGAATATATAGCGTCTTTATCTATTAAAGCTCTTGATACTTTTAATTCTTGAAAAACAATAAGATTTGTATCTTCAGCGTATAATAGCTGTATTGAGCCATTAGCTGGATCAACACTTTTAGTTATTTCTTCTCCTACGCTAAAAACATTGGTTTGATTTATAGAGGTTCTAGAGTTAAATACACCAGAATATATCAACCCATTTGGCTTAATAGAAGACTTAGGAGCGTCTTCAACTATATACGCTCTAACACCATAATCAGTCGACGTATTGTTGTAACCCGCTCTTATTCTACTTTCTTCAATAAACCAAACCTTATCTTCAGAAACCGCTTGCTGTTCAAACCCACCAATAGACTGAGGTATACCCATAGATCCATTCCACAGTATACCGCCAATTGTTATAGGCGTAGGGTCTTTTACTTGCTTTTTAAGTAGAAAACTATTAAAGTATTTAACTTCTATTATTGCTGCCATTTTTTATATTATCACTTAATTTGTTATTTAATTACTAAAACTTAAGGTTCATTAACTATTATAGCTGTAGCTTGAGTTACGCCTTCTGTTGGTAAAGTAGGGAAATTTTGTGAAATACTATTTATTGTTATTTCATAAGTGTAACTTCCATCAAATAAGTCTACAGTTTCAGATTCGTTATTTTCAGAGACTGTATCTGTTCCAGTTACTAAAACAGCTACTTCTGTACCAACATTATTAAATATCCTACAAGTATAACCGATTTCTAAATCCGGGTTATCAGGTCCACTAGCGGAACCTCTAAGTTTAAACGGAGCTCCTTCAACTGAATCCGCATTAATTATCGTAAAACTACCAGGGCTTACTACTTTGGGGGGAGTTCCACAGACTCCTACACCATTGCTCATACAAGCAGAGTTTTTTCCGTCAGCGTATTGTATATTAAGCGCGTATATATATCTTACTTTAAAAGGACACTCTATAAAAAGCCCGCCACCATCTGTTAAAGTAACTACGATATCATATTCACCTTCAGGTGTTTCGGTTTGAGTTGGACGGACGTGACCCCAGTCAGTTAGAAATGGAAATTCTTCGTTTATAGTATTCCCTATAGTAAAAAAAGTAGGATGTGATTGACACTCTAAGCTCCAAACTAAATCCAATTGATCTACATCCGGTGAATAGCTACCGTTTCTACCTGAAAAAGTAAAAATAGTATCTTGTGGGCTTGTTTTGATGCCAAATTCAATCGTAGCTTGGGGACAAACATCTATTATTGGCGCTACGTTGTTTAAGACTACAGGTAAGTGTGCTATAAAAGGTGGTGCATTTGGCGGATCAGGGTCTTGGTTGGGATGGTTGAAATGTATTTCAAAAACCAAGTTGTTTACACCAGTAGTAACAGCTAGATTACTATAAGGAGCTGCTACTTGCATTTTAAAACTTCCGTTATTATTAGATATTGGTTGCTCAAAGCTGTCTATGTATGGATCGCCTAACAAGTTGTTTGTATTAGACGGGTTTCCTTCCTCATATACACTGACTAGTTCCGCCGTCGCAAGGTTTAGTGGCTGTATTGAGCTTTCGTTAAACAAAACAGCTCTAAAGCTTTGAACAAAAACTCCATCAGTATTATCACCTTGATGTGTTGTCTCAAATAATTCATCATTCCAGTTGCGTACTTCTGTGTAAATTTGTCCACCAGGATTATCAGATATAGCTTTATTTAACTCACTAACCAAACCGCTTGTTGATGTTTCCCAGTATATATCTAGCAAAGATTTTTGAGCTTCTACTTCATATATATTTAAAGCTCCCCCAGCCGTAGGATATCCGCTTGCTGGAACCTGAACGCCTGCCTGTTTAGTTGTGCTAATTCTAGCAATTAAAGGGTCTGAATCTTGATTATAAAAGAAATCAGGTTGTCCTGGTTTTGAAAAACCAATAAAAAGACCCCCTGGACTAATATATGAAGTTGAGTCTTGAATGTTAAGGTCTGGTGGGTCTGATAATATACAACGAAAAGCTGGCCCATTCGACACTGCACCAGAGTCAAGAGTGTAATCATTGGGGTCTTGGCTGGATTGTATACTAGTAATAAACGTTTTATTAGTCGGGTATATAGGGCTATTAACTACGTCTCCAACTTTAAGGGTTAAATTAAGTCTAATTCTGTCTTGGATTTCTAGCGGTGTTGGTGCTGGAGTTCCACCTCCTGGGCTAATTAAGGTAAGTTGATTAGCAGGGGTTGATGGACCTGGTTGCCAAAGAATGTTGCTTTGACCTATTCTTCTTTTAACAGGGTCTGATTCTGGTATCTCAAATAAGTCATCTATAGTTCCAATAGCTGAAGCTATATCTCCAACTTTATCCGGAAAGAATTGAACATTATCAAAAAAAGCAGAGCCATATGTAAAGTTTATTTCCGTACCAGCGCTACATTCAACTGCGCCACTGACTGTGATTTGCCCGGCATTTGTGTCTATGGCTTCTATAACCAAACCAGAAGGAATCGATATAGAGTCTAAACCCATACCAACTTCCATGCCCGTAAGATCTATTAATGCAAAACTCAAAATGTTAGAACCTCCAAGTGGAGAAGTATCATTAGTGTCTCTGGTAAATGCTATGTCTGTTTTTTTATCACAAGCTACTCTAGGCCAAAGCTTAACGCTACTTCTAAACTGCTTTTGAGTAGGTCCAAGTTCTTGTAAATCTCTAGGTATTTTATTTATATTGTCACCAAATAAAGATATGTGAGATGTTTCAAAAGCTTCTTTTCCTGCGTCTAAAGGATAGCCTTCCATTATTGGGGCTACATACGCATTATAATAATCTTGTTCTGTTTGCTTTACAACTACTTTGAAAGAATACCAACCAAGTGGGTTATAGTCGTTAGAGTTTTGATCTCCATTGTAAAGACCTGGACTACCTAAGTAGGTGGATGGTATTAAACTATTAAATACGACTTTAAGTGACTCTCCATCAAATGCTGATGGATTATTTTGTTGGTCTGAAAGATCTCTAAAAGGATTGTATATAGTAGAAGCTAAGTAAGAAGGTATTGAGTTGAACTCAGACTCTGAAAGTATAACAGTAGACTGTCTACCAAACCTATCTGCTAATACTATACCTACTTCGTAGTTTCTGTTTTGTTTTAAAGAAGCATTTGGATATTCTATTTTACTAGTTCCAAATGAATTTAAAATACCTGGTCCAAAACCAAACTTTTCATTCGCAGCAAGGTTGTAGTTCAGAAAATTAGGCGGCATATGTTTATCTTGATAATTAGCATATACAACTCTATTACTTATTATTTCTTGAGACTGAGCCCTTACCGGTACTTTATCATAAACCCTAGTGTTTTCACTTTCTGGAATTGTTTTAAAAGGAGACTTAGAACCATATTCGTAAATAAAATATGTATCATTTCCAGAGAAGTTAGTAGAATTTACAGGTATAGTATCTACTACTTTTATAGCTATTTCATTAGATTCTTTATACAGTATATCTATTTCTTGTATCTTAAGATCATTTTGTATATCACCAGCTTTGTAAGGTAATGGTACGTTTAAAGTTATTTTGTTAACTTTATTTTCCATAAAAGAAACCTCTGTACTTTGGTACGCTCTCTTTTCATCACTAATCTCAACGTCTTTTTTATAATCAAACTCTGATGCATCTTTAGGTATAAAATCATTTTCTAAAAAATAACCATCTTGTTGAGGTATAAAGCAAGGTTGTGTAAACGGAGCTATTAAAGAATACTCGCCGTCATCAAACTTAAATCTGTAAGAAAATCTAACAAACTTATCTCCTAGATAATCAACGTTAGCAGTTGATGCAAATTGAGAGTCGTAATAAGGGTTTGGTATAGCAAATAAAATTTCTTCATTTAAAGATAAGGCGGGGTTAGGCGCTTGATCTACAATTACTTTTAAAGTTGGATAAAAAGCACTTCCGTCAGACGTAGAGTCTTTTTCTACGGAAACAACTTTAGATCCAGTATCTACGATACTTGTACCAAGTACTTTAAAAACACTAAAACCTATGCCTCCATTTACTGTTCCAGCTAAATTTACATAGCCAGTGTAGTCTGTTAAATAAAACTCTGTGTTTGGTGGGGGTGTGGCTGGATCAAAAACAAAACCGCTACCTCTTGGTGGTAAGTATTCTGATATAGCATCCTTCATTGTTGTTTCTGGTGAAGAAAAAACAAGAGTTTCAGATAAAGCAATTGTTACGTTTTGACTTAAAGTTACAGTTAAGTTATCTATACCTGTGACAAAAGTATTAAAAGGAACTCCAGCTCCACCACTTATTAAAACATCTCCAATACTTAAAGTGCCAACATTATTGCATACAACTGTATTTACATCAGCTGAGGCGGATGTGGACGTGGTTGTTAAAACTTCAGCATCAGAAACTTGACTTCCTTGATACAATTCTATTGATTGGTAAGGATAGTACTTAGCAACTGATATTTGATCTTCAGTTGTATAATAACCAGTTTGGTTGTTTATATTTACTTTTCTAGGCTGATTTCTATTGTCTGTAAAAAACAATAAATCTTCAAGAAGATTTGCCACTATAGGATTTAATGTTGAAAAGTTTAACCAATTACCTTCAGCTATTATTTTAGCACTAGTTGTAGCTTGGTTTACGTTCCATGAAACTATAGCGCTGTACTTAGTTGACTTATATGATTGTTTTTCGTTGTTTGTTAAAAAAGCAAAAACAGTATCAGAAGCTTCATCATCTAATAAACCTATAACCTGTAAGTCATCAACACCAGTTACGTTGACGTTGAAATCTATAACTTGCAAGTTACCTCTAACCGTTTGAGCAGTACCCACGTCTTCACCATCAGAATTATTTATAGTTATGTTGACAGCGTTTCTGTATTCACCGTTAGGTAACAATCTATCGTCGAGATCCTTGTTCATCTTCGACCTTAAGAAACTATTTTTTACTTCAGCCATTTAATTTTAGTGTTTAATCCATTTAGACTTACCTCTCATTACTTGAGCAATTTCACCAGTCTTTATATTAGATAATCTTATTTTTGCATTCCTTAATTTAGCAGACCTTTCTTTTTTCAATCTTTGAACTACATACTCTGGTTGATTAGCACGTGTAGATATAACAGCATGCAATATATGCGCGTATAAAGCCTCCTCTGCCATTTTAGGTATCTTAGTATCTGTATCATATGCTAAGCCATCAGAGATGTATTCTAGCAATATAAGCTCACCAACTAATCCACTAGAAAAAGACATTTTACCTTCTCTTTCGTTTAAATTAAAATAACCATTTTTTTGAGCATATTGAGGATCTAAACCATATTGTCCTCTATAGTTTCCATATATAAAATCACCGTTACCTCTAAATTTAAAACCTAAAGTGTCTGGGTTTTCTGCTAAATAATCATTAAGATCTGGATCGCTATTACTATGCCATCTTTCTTGTATAATAGAGGTTCCTTCTACGTTTTCTCCAAAGTTATCTTGAGTTGGCACTCCTTTTGAGTCTTGAATGTTAGTGTAAAAAGGACTATCAGTTAAGTTGTTAGTTGGGTATATAATATGTTTAATACCATTTCTATCTGTCCAAGAAGTTCTAACATAATTAACATAGTCTTGTGGTAAAGCTAAAGTTAAATTTTGAGGTATAGTTAGCTCTGATTTTTTAACACTCTTAAGAGTATCGTAACTAAACTCTTGTAAACCTCTTTTAGCGAAAAAAAGTATATCTGATTTTTTAGCCCTTTGTATTAACTTGCCACTTCCTACATAACCAACCATAAAGTTGTCTATAACATCTTCTAATGTAATATAAGAATAACCTCCATAGTTATCTTCAACTGTTTGGCCAAAAGCTTTATCAATCTCATCGTTACCATAAAGACCTCCGTCTAGTTTTTTTAACTGAACAACTATGTATAAACCAGCGAGTGGAGGGTTAGAAAACTCTATAGCATTGTTTACAACAAAAAACTCTGTAATATACTCTTCATATTCACCTGGTAAGCCAGTGCTACTTGTGTATAGCTTGAAGTTGTTTAAAGAATAATTTATATTTTCAGGATCAAAATGCCCTAGTATTAAATCTGTATTAAAAGTGGTTGGAAAAGTTAGCGTAGTGCCATCACCTCTAAAGCTTTGAGCGCCTTGATAATATTGTTGGTTTGTTTCCGTTATTAAACTCATTTATTAGCTTTTTTCGTTAATTTCCATTTGTTGAGCTTCTTGAGAAGCTGCTTGAATTATTGTTGGATCATTTATTACTATTCCAAAATATTTTAATATTTCTAATATCAAAAGACTTTGTTCAGATACATCTAATTCAAAGTCAGTAGACACGCTTGGACTTGAGTTGTAAATATATTGACCTAATCCACCAATAGTAAAACCCCATTTTGGTGGTGTTGGCGTTATTATTGTATTTACTGTTATAGAGTTTGGAGTAGGTGTTACTTTAAGTGTTAAAGCACCTACTGCGTTTCCTGTGAAGAATAAAGGATTTTTTTTGTTTGGAGCTGTAAGTTTTGATCTTGATATTTTATTAAACTCTGCTTTACTAACTAATTGAGTTGTAGAGTTTATAATAGGATTTACGTCAGTGTAGTTTGATATTACTTCACCTATTTTGTAAACATTAGCACTAGTAAGAAAAACATCTTTATTATCATTATAAGTAAAAATTGATTCTTTTTCAAAAGGGTATAATTTATACTCTATATCTTTAAACATGTTGAAAAACTCTGTATCGTTTTGAGAGTTTGTTTGATCTTTACGGTATTGTTGATTGCCATCTGGAAAATAAGATTCAAATATTTGAAACTGAACTTGCTCAGCAACACTGTTAAACTCAGCAGGTGTTACATAACCTCTTTGTTCTTTGTTTAGTACAAACAAGACTGTTTTATATACTTTGTCTACGCTTACCGCCATTTTTTATTTTTTATTATAATATATTGGAGACCACTTGCGTAGCCTCCATTATATTAGTATTACTTGTTTTTATAGTTTTTTATCTATAGACTTATAGATTTCTACACCTTCGTCAGTTTTTAAGAAAGCCGCGAATGCAGAATAAGGGTTTTCGTCAAATGGTACATTCATTAATTTCCTACCATTTGATCCCCATGTAAATGTTCTTTGATCTCCTGATAAATTTATAATACCAGATTCAGATGCTCTAATAGCAAAATTACGCAGCATAACATTTTCATCATTAGCAAGACTTATAAAAGTTGCTGGATTACGTCTAGCAAATAACAATAAATCTCTTTTCAATTCCTTAGATCCCATAGTTGTTACTTTAGACCCTAACTCAACTCTCAGTATAGCTTCTGCTTGATCTATATCCATTGTCTTTGCAGCAGACATCGCATCAAACTCTAAGTTTAAATAATCAAGTTCATCAACAGCTTTTTTAACTGAATCAAACTCACTGTATTTAACATCCTTGTAAGGGTGGTAAATAGATAGTAATTTTTGTAAGTTTTGTTTTTCCTTTGGTACCGTTAAAGTTCCATTTTTAAATATAATATGACCTAATGTAACTTGACCTTTTTGTTCTTGAACAAATACAGAGTTTTGATTAGTAGCATACCTAAGTTCTTTTTGAGTGTTTTCATCTTTATCAAACCAAATTAATGGATATCTAGAACTATGTTTTGAAGGTATTGTGTGTGTGAGTGGGGTTTGTGGACCTTTTAAAAAATAAGTCCTATCTTTAATTTCCCACGTTGGTTTTGTGGGTTTTTGTGGTGCAGTTTTAACTGCTACCTCTTGAGTTGCAACCTCAATTGTTTCTTCTGCTTTAGTAGCTTTTTTAGCCATGATATAATAAAATTAAATAGTTTAAAATTGTGACAATAGCCATAGTATATAAATAGTAAGGGGCTAATGTCATATAAGAGTAATAATTACCCCCGTCAGTTCAACGAGGGTAAGAATTACATTTGTTTAGTTTAACTATGCAGCGTTAAATAACACGAAGTTATTAGCAGCTTGCACACATAAACATCTTTCAGTTAAGAAATGTACTTGCATCGCGTCTAGTGAAGAAGTGTAAGCTCCACCTGCAGAACCAGTGATCCAAGACTTCATACGACGATCATCAGCTTGTGAAGCTCTGTATCGTACATGTAAGAATGGTCGACGGATGTTAGTTCCTAAGATTTGATCGTAAACAGTAGAAGTTCCAGCTGGTACTAATATACCATCTATACTAGCAACTGCAACACCACCACGAGTAGAAGCATCGTTAAGATATTTCCAGTCAGTCTTATAGAAATCGTAAGATCCTCTACGGAACCCGCTAAATCCTAAGTTCAAAGCCATTTCTTCTGAGTTTTCAAACAAACCAAAAGCAGTTCCACCGTTAGTTCCATTAGAAATACTAGCTAACATATCATCAAAATCTAAAGAAGTAGCTCTATTTAAGAAAAGCATATTCTCTTCAATTGCTCCTTGAGTATCTAAGTTTTTAAGAATCTCATCGAAAGAACCTAAACGATTTGCATCAGTTTCACCAGCAGCGCTGAATCCAGTAACAACGTTACCACGATCTTTTACAGCTGCAAATAAACCTTCAGTACCTTTATACCCAGCAGTAGCAAGTGTTCCACCAGCTTTTGCTAGTTCACCTTCAACTACAGACATTTCTAAGTAATCTTCAAAACGTAAACGAGTTTCAGATTCAGCTTTTAAATACCATAAGTACCCAGATGTTCCGTCTTCAGTAGCAACTTCAACCCATCCAATCTGTGCCATATCAGATCCATTGATCTCATATTTAGACCTAATAATTATTGGAGAATTGCTAAATTGTGTAAAAGATGGTTCAACAGAAATTAAATCATCGTCATGAGAACCTTTTTTGAACTCAGAACCGTATACGAAAATTTTCAAAGTTGTTGAGTCTGATAAATCAACTTCACCAGCACCACCACCTGCAAGAGTATCTTGAGTGTAAGGAGTTACTTGTAAAACACCAGCTGCTAAAGCAGATCCTGGAGTAGCGCCAGAGGCATCTACAAAACACTTTAATTCAACGCCAGTCGCTGGGTCAGCTACTACAATTGTTTGTCCTGGAGACACAACGTTTTGAACGAAAGCAGTTCCAGCTCCACCAACAGTGATAGTAAGTTCTGTTCCAGCTACGTTAGAAGCTACACCATCGTATGCGACGTGTAATCTGTTTTGCTCTGACCATACAACTTGATCAGAAGTCATTGGCATTTCAGCTCCTACCATACGTAAGAATCCAGATAAAGTTCTGTTTCCGTAACGCTCTACTTCTTGCTCATAAATCTCAGGTAGATACTGTTGTGCAAAGTCATTTCCTCCACCATCTGTGAAGTTTAAGTAATTTGATTCAAGCGTCTGCTGTTTTTGAGACGGCTTGATTGATCCTAAAAAAGGATCTGGGCTATAAGTTATTGCCATTTTTTTTAATTTTTTTAGTTAAATTTTCTTGTTTTTACTCTTAGTTTTGTAGAGTCAGCGCCTGAAATCGCTTTAACTTTAAATCCGTTAACAAACACATCACCTTGTGAAGACCTAGCTTTGGTATCACTTAAGTTTTTTGATTTGTTCATAACGTCTTTTACAGCGTCGGCTTTTCCTTGCTCATAAAAATGAGCGGCAATCTTGTCTACGTTTTCAGCTGCATACATAGCTTTGTGATAACCTTTCGTGTCACTAACATTACCATCAGAGTCTAGGAACTTCCCGACAAGGTTGTTAATATTTGATTGGTTTTCTGCAACTCTATCTCTGTTTTGAATATTGTACTTATAATTCTTATCACCGACTTTGATATCGAAACCTTCGAAACCATCGCTAAAAAGTTGTTTAGTACTTTCTTTAAATTGTGAATGTTGTTGCTCGGCTAATTCCTGCTGCTTATTATATCGGTTGAAAAAGTCCATTGCTTTTTGCTGATCCTGAGTAACGCCCGGTCTCAACTTGATCTCGTCGTAATATTTACTCTTAGTCTCTTCTAAAAAGCCTTTGGCCTTTGCAACTTCTTCTTTAAACGCAAGTTTTTTCTTACGTATATCTTTATCCTCGTCTAAATCTTCATCATAATCAAAGTCTTCTAATAACAACTCAAGATCTGAACTATCTAAATAAGGTTTATTTTTTTTGTAATATTCTTTTAACAATGTTTTGTCATCTACATTAGAGTAGTCCGCATTTAAACGAGTGTAATCCTCTATAGTTCCACCTGTTTCTTCCATAAATGAAACTAATTTTTCGATGTTTTCTGGTAATTGCCTACCTAAAACTTTTTCGTCTCTCAAAGCCTCTTTAACCTCAGCTTCTACTTTAGCTACTTCAACTTCTTTGATTGGTGTAAACTCTTTAGCATCTTTGACGGGCTCTTGTACTTGTTCTCCCACCTTAGCGCTATCTCCGGATGGTTCTTCCACAAGAACTTCCTTTGTTTCTCCGATTTGAATGGCATCTTCTACTTTTGTTTCTTCTTTAGGTATCACCACTTTGGTAACTTCCTCTTCAACTTTTTTCACTGGTTCTTTTAATTCAACCTTTGTGATTTCATTTTTTTTACCTAAGTTTTTAGGTTTTGGTTTTGACTTTATTTTAAAGTCACCTTCTTGTTTTACTTCTGACATAATATAATATAATTAAAAAAATTGTTTACTTTCTACATGAAAGCTTGCATACCCATATCGGGTTCGTTTTCAAAGTCCTTAGGTAAGCTATCGTTTTGTCGTTGGCTTATCATTTCACTTTGTTGTGTAGCTTCCATTTTGCTACGCTTGTCTTTTCTATCTTCTATAGCTGCTTCTTTCTGCTGCATAGCCTGAACCTCTAATTGCTTTAATTGCATGTCGTATTCAAACTTTTGTTGCATTTTAATTTTTTCTAAATCAGCTGCTATTTGCATTTTGTTTATTTCCATTTGAGCTTTAGCTTGCTCGTATTGCACTTTAGAACCTGATATAGCTTCTTGCTTTTGAACTTCAGCCATAGCTGTTTTCTCAGCAGTACTAGCTTGAGCATCGGCTTGAGCTTGTATATTAGCTTGTTGGTTGGCTTGATCTTGAATAGCTTTTTGCTTGCGCTTAACCTTAAGCATTTGATTAGCTAGCTTAAGATTTTTAATTTGTCTTAAATCTATAGCATCTTCTAAATCAATACCACCTTGACCTAATGCAACTTGAATATTTTGTTCTAACTTAGCCTGCTCTTCATCATCTGGCTCTAATTCTAAGAATATACCAAAGTCATATAAGTTTAAATCAATAACCTGTTGAAGCGTTTCAACATTAAAAGTTGATATAGAGTTTTTAAGCGACTCAGCTGTTAACGGAAAGTGTAAAGCGTCTGCTATTTTAAGAGACACGTTTTCTGCTAGCTTTAATGTTAGATATAAACTAGCTTGTTTAATATGTCTAGTTGCAACATTAGATGCGTTAGCTGCCATCTTTTGAAGACCTACTAACGAGTTTTTATCTTGTGAACTTCCATCTCTAGCTTCGTTTAATCCGGTCACATCGCGTATCATTTGTAAATAATATTGATACGTTTGTATAAGCGCTTGTATCTTACCTAAACCACTTGAGCTGTTAAGTTCTTGAATAGGTACTTTACCTGGATTTATATCACCGTCTTGTGTCATTGATCTACCTACGATAGAACCAGTTTGGAAATACATATTCAAAGCCTCTGCAGGATTATAATTAGTACCATTTCCAAGATCTACCTCAGCTAAACCATCCATATCCAAATAAACACCATCTGGTACCATTCTAGACATTACCTGTTGCAGTTTAAGATGCGTTAGTTGAATCATATCTGCAAATCCAATACATTTGCTTACAACAGACTCTATGCGTCCCTTATACATTCTAGGAGCACATATCGTGTAATTCATTTCAACTTTAGTTGTATCTGCCATTGGTCTAGACATGTTCTCTGCTAATTTCCAGTCTAATATAGTATTAGTTCCTAAAACTTTAGCTCCAGTATATAAAACCTCTATTGATCTAGATACTCTTTCAAAGTTGTCATTTTCAGGTGGATTAAATGTATCTGGCTTTTCTAAAGCTTTTAATAAACCTGAATCTGTTTGTTTTATTTTAAACACTTGATTGTGGTAAGTCTTGTATTCAAAGTACATAACCTGCACAGTGTTTTCATCATAGTTACCCCAACCAGTTATATATTGCCTGTTGCCAGGTGTTTCTTGTATTTTCTTTAACTCTTCCTCTGATATATTAGGAAACTCTTTTTTAAGCTCTGGAATTGTTATAGACTTAACCTCACCTACGTAATATATGTCTTCAAAGTTTGGATCTTCTGTGTATGAATAAACCATGTAAGAAGGATCAACGTAGTCAACTGTAATTCCTTCAGCTGTATTGAAGTTGGTTTTACCAGCAGCAATACCAATAGTTGTAAGATCCATGTTTAATCTACGTCTTACAAGATCATATTTATTTTGAGCAAATACTGTTGATATAGCCTCTTCTTCTGCTATTTCAATTGACTGCTTATAGCTAAGCTGCATATGCAGTTCTAACTCTTCTTTAGATTCTGGAACTACAACTCCACTTGGTGATTGGTGTAAATCAATACCTAGTGTTTGTTTTAAGTTGTCTAAATACTCTTTAGCAACCATATCTTCTTGAAGCTTGCTAGCGTATTCGGTTCTTCTTTTAACTGAGCTAGGATCTTGAGAGTAAGCTTTTATGTCGTAAGACTTTTGTGATATGCCGTTAACTACTATGTCTACGAACTTAGATAAAATAGGTACTGGCTTCCAGTCTAAATTAAGATAAGACAAATCACCGTTTATAGATAATTCATCTTTGTATTTTTGCACAGGTTGTTCACCTCTAGCATATAGTCTTAATGTGTGGAAATTATTCCAATTAGTTAAGTATCTGTTACCTCCAGTTCGCCCTTGGTCAAACCACTCGTACTCTATTGCTTGAGCAACTTGAGTTCCGTATTCCCAGCTGTCTTTTTCAGCATCGCTTACTACTTGGCTTGGAAAAGCGCTATTGGTGTTAGTGTATATACCCATTTAACTTATTATTTTTGATGTGACACCTTTATTGTCATATTTTTTAATTCCTAAATTTACAGCTTCTCTTCTAACTGGAGCAGACGGAGCGTATCTATGTTTGTTACAAGCCATTAAAGCAAGTCCAGAACTAATAGAAGCATCATGCTTTGTTCTATTGTTTATGTTAAACTTTGCCCAGTCTTCTAATGTTCTTTGAAAATACATATCACCGTAGCCTGTAGTTTTTAAACCTACAAAGTCTTCTATATAAGATTCTATTGCAGCGGCGTGAGCTTGTTTTATATCTTCACTTGAATTTGGTATTCCACCTAATTCTCTTTCTGTTACTGATAATTTATTGTGTTTTCGATCTGGTCTATTTATAGAGAACTTTCTATAACCTCTTCTTTTTAAATGATATAATAATCTAGGCTTATTGTTTTCCGCTAGTATTGGCATACCGTAAAAAACCAAAGCCATTAAAACATCTTCAAAAAATATTTCAGCGGTTTGTGGTCTAGCTATATATTCTAAAAAGAAATGATTCGGAGGCACATCCTCCATACTAAACTTAGTTAAACCGTGTAAAGATCCATTTGATCCTCTTTTATCAACTGTACCTGATATATCATAGCTATCGCAGCCAAAGGCTCCACAGTGTTCATTACCTGGATATTTAACTCCTCCCTTTATTATCACACGATTTTGGAGATTTAAAGGTGGAACCCAGGAAACTCTGAATCTACCGTTTTTATTTGGTACAAATATAACCTTTGTATCTTTAACTCCGTTTTCCCATTGAAAGCTTCCTTGAGTAACTGATATTGAGTTTTTAAGATCTTCATTAAAATCTATTTGCTCGTATATTTTTGTTAGGTTAAATAAAGATTCTTTAGACTCATCTCTAAATGCGTGTTTAGTTGTGCGAGGAAATTGTCTATAAAATTCATTTAAACCATCTTGATCGTTCTTAAGACCTTCAACTTCATTGTCCCAATATTCTATTACCCCTTGTGCTATAACGTCTCCAAAAGGACCTACTACTTCTTTTTTTGGTGTGTTGAATACAGGAAAGCCATAAGAATCAATGTAGCCTTCGTAGTTCCATTCCATAGGTATGAACAAAGAATAGAGTCCTGAGCGAGTCTGTCCATTGGCGTTTCTTTGTGTAACGTCTGAGTCATTGTAAAGTTTTTTAAAGTTATCTCCTCCTTTATCTAAAGCATTTGATGTTGATCCCATCATACACTTGCCTATAATTCTAGAACCTAACCTTAAACAAGTTTTAGTTACCCTCCAGTTGTTTAATATGTTTGTTGGTCTTTCCCACTTTCCACTTTCATCGTGTACTAGTAGTTTTAATTTCTCACCGTCATATGAGTTGTCGCCCGTGTTTTTCCAGTCGATTGTTGTGTCGAGGCCGGTGATTTCCTGTAGCTTCTCATTTGAGTCGAGTTTACGCCTTGTGAACTTTGATGCTGGTACCCTGTACGCAAGTTCTGTCTTCGGCCTGTCCATACCGTCTTGTATTGGTTTGAAGAAGAAGGGATAGTTAACTGATATTGGGACAACTTTGTCAGTAAACATCTTCTTTGCATCGGGTCCAGATTTCGAGAGTATACCAAAGCGTGAATCTGTAGATATTGTTGCTTGGTTAACCGTTTCCCCACTTGCCATAAATGAAAAACCTGACCGTCTATTTTTAAGGTAGCACATGCCGTAGCAGCGCGGGTCGGCTTTACAAGCTTCCCAGAATAAATAGAATAATCTGTTTGATTCCCTAAAGTCTGGCTGCCCGACGTCAATTTTACTCCACTGCAAGTACATATAGTTAGTACCAGTAATGTAAGTAGCCACACCCTTATTATAGAACCAAAAGCCTTGTTCTCTTCTATTAAATTCTTCATCAATGTAATCATACCATTTTTCTTTAAAGTCCAAAGGGTATTCTTCCCAATCAAATACTGATTTGATTTTACTAAGCTCCTTTGGGTATTCAGTGTGCTTCCACCTGTCCTCTTCAAATGTATGTACATTTTCAGCTTTTGGCAAAGCTATTTTTAAATCTTGTATTTCATAAATCTCACCTATTTGCCCGGTTTTACTTATAACAACCATATCGTGTTCTTCGTTATAACCGTACTCCCATTTCTTATACCTATTAGTTCTTTTTATAACCTTAGGCTTAACGTGGTCTTTAAGTATTTTATATAAAGTCTGCTCGTACATTATTTAGATCTCCCTTCTGCAAAGCCTCTAAAAGATTTCTCTTCTTTAACTTCCACTGGTTTTTCATTTAACATATTCTCTTCAGCTTCTATTCTACTTAGTATTTCAAAAGCATCAAATATAGCTAACTTTTTTGTAGCCGCAGCATTCTTCAATCTATCAGCTGATATATCGTCATCTGAATCAACAATAGCTTCTTTAGCTACTTTGATTAACTCCTCCACTGCTCTCTGCCCAGCTTGGATTATATTCAACTTCGTTTCCTTGGTGTTCATATTTAATTACGATATCATTAGATTTCATACAGTATAGTCTTTTACCGTCTATTAAAAACTCCCATTCTCCGTTTGGCGTATAGCCAACCAAATCTCCTGAGTTAATTCCTAGTGCATTTAAAGAGCTATTGTCATATTTTAATATACCAACAAGGCTTTTTTCTTTATCTAGCGTTAAAGACTCTGTATCTTTTATAGGTGAAATAAAGCATCTGTCTCCAAAAGATTTCCACTTATCACCTTTATTATATAAATAGATTTGATCTATAGCGCAAAAATATAAATCATCTTTGAACCAAGATCTACTTTTCTTTTTTTCTCCTCTCATGTCATAGAATACTCTAAACACGTTTTGGTGTATAACAATTATATCACCAACATCAATACCAGTATTAAAAGCTTTAGGTGTTTCTACTACTTTAGCTAATCTATTTACAAACTTGAAGTCTTCAATTTTTGTATTTAAAACTAACTCTTTATTACCTACTTTTATTTTGTTACTGTATTTATCACCTAATGGCTCTACTATAAAGTCATATAAACTTTTCAATACTCTAAGTCATATTCAACAGATATTGCCATGTTAGAGTTAAATTTCTTCCATGGCATTACCTCGTTGTTTTTCTTAATGTGAATATTGTAAGAGTTATCCTCTTCGTCTAGAAGTATATGTGATATCTCGTGACCGCCATAAACTTGTTGACCTACAGAATAATGCATAGCATCATTTTTGTAGTCAGAACCAATACTTATTTTTCTTACAATAGAAGACATATTATGCTTTTTCTAGTTTAGCATCTTCTTCAATAGTTTCGTATTCTCCAGTTTTTAAATTTATATTAACTGGTCCATACTCTGCTTCTAATTCAGCCTTTACTTCTTCCAACTCTTTATTAGCCTCTGCAACTTGGTGTAACAACCCATGTTTTTGGGTTTCTAAAATACCAATTTGATTAACTAAAGCTGACAAGCTTTCTTGACTTTCGTTTACTTTTTTTAATTGTTCTTCTGTGATTTTTTTACTCATTTGATTTAATTTAATTATTTGTTATTGATTTTGCTTTTTCCCAAGTACGACCTACAAAGTAAGCTCCGTAAACAGTTACTAGTAAAGTTTGAAATATTGGTATATATTCTTTGGCTAATCCAAACTCACCGATATTACCATCAAAAAAAGCTAAAGACGTAAAAATTACAGTCAGATATATCAGTATCATTGGTCTAATGTTTTTACTTAAAAAACTATCAGATTTCATATCTGCTTCCCAACGCCTACTAACCTCTTCTTGAGCTTTATTATCTGCGTCTTCTAATATCTGCTGTATTTGCTTTTTTACTTCTAACCTTTCTTCCTCGGTTGTAGTAAGCTTATCGATGACGTCACCAACTTCTTTGATAACGCCACCTGTTAGCCATTGAATTATTTTTTTCATTTATTCTCTTTTCATTAATACAGTACTGTTTTCATCTCCTGTAAAAACACATTGTAAAGTGTCTTTATCTATAACAGTGTAAGACATTCCAATAGTATAACCATTTCTTGGGTTGTGTATCGAAGTAGTCATAGTAGTATCTGTTTGGCTTAGTATAACCTCATTTAGTGTAGCATCTTCTTTAAAACTATAATTAATAATTTTAACAACAGCGTAATCGCTAGCTAAAATAACAGTTTTATATGTTGATCCTTTCGTAACCCAAACACCTTCAAATGCTTCTTGAGCTTTAGAGGTTAGTACTGTAAAAAATAAAGCTATTGTAATAAGTAATTTTTTCATAATATTAAATTTAATTGTTATAATATTATAATTACACATAATTACTAATGTTTATTTTTTAGCCTTTTTTCTTATCTCTCTCTTGTTTAGCTTTTCTAGCTGCGTCTAATTTTGCTTTGTTAGCTTCTCTTTTAGCAACGTTTTCAGGTTTATTAAACTCTTTCTCTTTTGTTGCTTTATATCTTTTTTTAGCTTCAGAACCTTTTGGGTTTCTAGGATCTTGATCAAAATCAGAAGCTTTTTGAGCTGCAGTTTTAGGTATAAATTTACCACCAGAGTCATAACCACCTCCAATAACAACTTCACCTGATTTACGGTCTTTCACAACCTGGCTATCACGTGTAAGTCTAGTAGTTTTATCTAACTCAACGTTTGCTCTATTTGGTTGAAAACCGCCTCTTATATCTTGATATAAAGGACTTTTTCCAGATCCTCCTAAATGTACTGGTGATCCAGCTGCAATTGAGTGTTTTGAAATCCAAGATCCGTGAGAAGCGATTGGATTGTCTTTTAATAAGTTTTTCTTTTCTTGTTTGTTAGATTCCATATTTGTTTTTTTGATGGGTGTTTCTGTTACGTATTTAGCTCCAGGAAATTTATAATCATATCCTGGTTGCATTATTTTTGTATATCCTCTGTCGTCAGTACCTAGTACTTTAAAATCGACTCCTTTCATTGTTATATCGCCTCCTTGTATAATATTTTGAGGCTTGTTAACATCAGGGCTGTTTCTTAAATAACCTGTCTTAGACGTCTTCATTATGATCTTCTATAAGCCTCAGCTTCCCAAGGCAAGGTTTTTAGCACCTTCTTGCATTTGTGCTCGTGAATATTTTTTACCTTTCCAGTATACGTATTTATCGTCGTAATCTAAATCACCCTCTATCCATTTGTTCTAAATGAATTTTTTCGTGAGCAACTACATCTTCTACATCGTCTGGGTTTAAATTTTTGTTTATGGTTATAGAACCATTATTATTAGCTTTTCCCATAACACCATCCTCCATATCTACTCGATATATTGGAGTGTTGTCCATGCGGAAAGGAGGGTTATTTAGTTTGAAAGCCATATTTATTTTTTATAAGGAAATGCTTTATTTAACATTTCTTTTCTTTTATTACAACCGCAAGGTTTTCCTATTTTTTCAGAAGCTAATTTAACTAGTTGTTTAACTCCTGTTGCTGTAGTTATTTTTTCAATAGTATCACCTAAACCTTTTGATGGGTTATTGTCCGAATTTTTTAAAATAATTTCCATCAGCTTGGTTTTTTTCAAAATTTGATATACTAGGTATTTGGTATTTACCATCTTCAAAACCTTTAAACTCCTTTTCAGTTGTTTCTTTTAGCTTTTCTGCTACTTTTTCAGTTTCACCTTTAAACTCAGCTTCTTTTTCGGCTTTTGTTTTACCACCAGTTTGTGAAAAAGCTCTAGCTATATTATCTTGAAGTCTTTGAAAATGTGGAGCGGTAGAAACGTAAGCATACATACCTAGTGGCGAATCTTCTTGTTTTCCATAAGTATAAGTGTCATCTCCGGCAAATTTCTGAGGATCTTTAGACTCGTAATCAGGATTACCTGGTCCTTCTACTTGAGGTAAAATAGCCGCGCTTTTTTTCATTTGCTTTTCGGCTTTTTTAGAAGACTTTTCTAGTTGATCCATAGTAAATCCTTTTATAGGATTTTTAGATGTAAACTTTTGTTGGAATGGTGAACTCATATTATTTATATACTTTAGCGCGTTGTGTAATTGGCTCTCCACCACAGTGGCAAGGATATTTAGAGACTTCTAATCCATTTTTACCTGAACTAGAACCTTTACCCATTGGAAAACCTTCTTTGCTTAATGGACCGTCCCATACAGCGTTTTCACCTACTTGACCTGCAAGATCAGCTTTTAGTTGCTTGATGTTTTTCATATTAGTATTTTTTGTTACATTTTTTCTTAAACATAGGAGTTGCACCTACTGCGTTTTGTCTCTGCTCTATTCCACCATAAATACCTTGAGCTGCTTGTTGAGCTTGAGGTTTAAAAACCGGTTGAGCAGTACCTAATGTATTAGCTTGTTGAGGCGGCACGTTTGTCATTTGCTGAACTGGTTGACCCGTCAAAGGATCAACAATACCAACTTGTTTAACTGGCGAATCGTAATGAGCTGGAGAACATTTTTTAATAGGATTGTCCTGATCATTTCTAGCGTTTTCAAGATAATGAAGTCTAGCCTTAGCTGTTAGGTTTTTATTGTAAGCTTCTTTGTAATCGTAATTCTTACCTTTCATTTTATCTGTTTTTATCTTTATTGACGTTTTTAATAGAAGTTATAAGAACTTTATCAGTGTACGTCTTACCCTTCATAATACTGTTTCTGTGATTGCTAGTCGGTAGATCATCTTGACCTAGTATAATTCTATACATATGCTTGATTAAATGCTTACACTTAAACGATGTTTTGTATATATGATACTTTTGAGTTGTTCTATTTCTTTTTCTCCAAACAACTATCCAACCTTCTTTCAATAAACGATTCCAGCGGCGGTTATCCCAACTATAGGAATAACTACCAGCCTCGAAATCTTTTTTTGTAAACATATCCATGCAGTCTAAGTAAATCAATAACTCTAGATCAGCATCGTTAAGGTTGTTGTTTCTGCAAGCCCACTTACGTATTATACGATAATGTTTAAACAGATTCATGTTCTTTATGTCATCTGCGTCTAGCCTTTTCATAAAACAACAACTACATCTTGCGCTTTAATAACGTGATATGTTTTTTTATCTATTTCTATTTTATGCCCAGCGTGTCGATCAAAAAAGATCTTATCACCTTTTTTTATCCCTTCAACTTGCTCACCTACCGAAAACACAAATGCTTCTGTGTAGCGTATATCTTCACGTTGGTTTTCTGCAAGAAGTAAACCACCTTTCGTTTTGGTGGTTCCTTCTTTTATTTTTTCTATTATTAAGTTTCTACCTATCGCTTTCATCAATTCTTAAATTATTGATTACACAATCGGTTGATAATATCGTTGTCGCTACTGAAGCTGCGTTCTGAAGAGCGCTCTTGGTAACTAGTAAAGGGTCAATAATACCTGAGTTAATCATATTTACCATTTTTCCTGTAACCACATTTAAACCTCTTCCTTTAGCTTTTGGCAGTTCTACGTCTGTTATGCCGGCGTTCTCTAGTATTGTCTTAAATGGTGCTCTAATTGCTTCTAATAGCAGCTTCTCACCATCTGATTTTGGTACTATACTTTTCGCAGCATTTAACAGTGCTATACCACCTCCAGGAACGATACCTTCTTTAATAGCAGCTTTTGTAGCGCAGATAGCATCTTCGACTCTATCTGTTTTTTCTTTTAATTCAATATCAGAATTAGCACCTACTTTTACAATCGCTATTTTAGCAGCAAGCATTGCTAATCTTTTTTCAAGTTTAATTACTTTGTGAGGTGGGTTATCTTTTGACAACTCATTTTTAATCTCATCTATAATATCTAATATTTCCTGTGAAGATTCTCCAAACTGAAGAATAGTCTCTGTGTGTGTTGTAACACTTTTTAAGCAACTACCTAAATGCTCTACTTGGATTAAATCCATATCATCGCCTAGGTCTTCATTTATTATAGTAGCTCCAGTTAATAAAGCTAAATCATCTAAAACTTCTTTCTTGCTAATACCATAAGTAGGTGCGTTAATTACATTGACTTTGATATTGCCTTTGTTTTTATTCATAGCTAAAGCAGATAAAACACCTTGTTCTAAATCGCCGATAATCAGCAAAGGTTTATTGTTTTTTATTACATGCTCCAGCACTGATTGAATTTGCCTAATTGTATCAATAGGTGATTCAACTAGTAATACTAATGCGTTTTCAAGTTCAGCTGACTTGTTTTGCTTGTTTGTTATAAAATGAGAGTTCGTAAGACCTTTGTCATATTGAACACCATCTATAACTTCTACTTCTGTTTTACCCTCTGCTGAGGTTTCCATCATTACAATCCCTGTATTATCTACAGCTCTAAAAGCGTCAGCTATAATGCTACCTAGCTTTGGATCATTATTTGTAGATATAGTTGCGATCTGATCGATCATACTACCTTCTACAGGTACTGATGCAGATTCTAAGTAAGTAATTACTTTTTCTACAGCTTTGTTAATACCTTCTTTTAACTCTCTTGAGTTTGTTTTATCTGAAACCTTATAAGCTTCAGTTAATATAGCGTGAGCTAAGACTGTGGCTGTGGTTGTACCATCGCCTGCTTCTCTCACTGTTTTTCTTGCTGCTTCTTTCAAAAGTGTCGCACCCATATTTTCTACTGGGTCTCGCAAGATTATTGAATCTGCTACTGTAACACCATCTTTTGTAATAATTGGTTTTCCAGTATGATCCTCAAGCATCACACATTTGCCGCTAGCTCCGAGTGTGGAGCTAACAGCTTTTGTGAGTTTTTCTATTCCTTTAAATACATTAACTCTAGCGTCTTCGCCGAAGTTAAGGTTTTTGACAATTGCGTCCATATTTTATTTAATTTAATTTAATTGAGTGTGGTTTATTTAAAGGTTTTTATTACTTTGGGTCCGTTGATAAATTCAACTTTCTTTAAGTAATGCGCTACTGTTTGGTCGATAGCTGTTTCAGCTCCTTCTAAAGTTTCACGCCGGGTTACATCATGCCATGTTTCTGGATCTTTGATGTCTTGGTACTCTGTTTGGTAAAAGCCGTTAATAAGCTGGACAATTCTCCAGTTTTCTTTATTAGCTATGTGTTTCCATAGTTTAACTTGGCTTTTGCCTGGTTGTGGGTGACTACTCCACGATTCAGTCTGGTAAAATAGTGTCATTGGTTTTGGTTTTAAATTACTATTGGTTTTATGCTCTTGTAGCATATGGCTATTATTACTCGTTTTACTCGATATTTACTCTCCTATTGTCATAGTTACAGATACTGGGTTTTTTTGATCTTCAATTTGACCAGCTATGCTAGCTTCTATTTGATCTACTTGATCTTTACCCATAGCGTCTTTTGTCCAACCAACAACTATTTCGTTTGTTAAGTCTTCAAAAGGTATAAACGCGCCGCCCTCGCTTAAAGAAACAACTTGAGTACCTATGTTAGTAGCTGAATAATCTCCATCAACTCCTGTCACTATCCAGTGTACGTTATACACTACATTTGTTTCACCTTCTTCTTGAGGGTGTACATCTACTGTTTTACAATTCCAATCGTATGTTATCATTTTTATTTATTTTGATGGTGCAAAATTATACACCGTTCCACCTATATTAACTTGTAACTTATTAGCTTTAGGGTTAAATACTATGCTAGTTACATTGCTTAAATGGCTATTACCATCTGCTCCGTTTTTTCCATTAGAACCATCAGCTCCCGCTGGACCAGTTGCACCAGTAGCACCAGTAGCACCAGTAGTACCTTGTGAGCCTGTCGCTCCTGTATCTCCTTTTGGCCCTTGCACACCTTGCGGTCCTTGTGTTAAAGATATATCTTCAAGTTCTTTTTCAAGTTCAGCTACACGTTTAATTAATAAATCTATATAGCTAACACCTTTTACTCCATCTTCACCTGTATGAACAAGTTCTGGGTAGTACTGCTCTATATCTTCAACTATAACTCCGTACCTAACTCTCTCGGTGTCTCCTGTTTTGTATTTATACTGCTTAAACGGTATGGCTGTTGCTTTATTTTTATCAATATTAGCAATGTCTTTTTTCGTGTCTGCTTGAGATTGCTGTACTAAAGACGAATAATACAGTGTGTCTGTAAATCTACCTGTTCCCTTTACGTCTAATTTGTAGCTAGGGTTTATTTGACCAACACCTACGTTTCCACCAACTGGGTTTAATGACATTTCATAAGCTGTTGCGGAAGTGTTGCTCTGTGCTTGCAGCCAAGAGGCACCTACATTGTTGACACCTATATTTAAGCCGTAACTATTAGCTGTATTACTAACAAAAAACGGAGCTGTCGAAGATCCTAAAGACGGATCATCATCACCTGTTAAACCTGATACGTGTAGTTTAGTTCTAGCGCTAGACGTTCCAATACCGACTCTACCACCCACTGGCTGTAATAAAAGGTCGTATGACGTAGCTGTTCCGTCTGACCTACCTTGTTGTATTACACCTCTACCTGATGTTAAAGTGCTAAACAGTGTTCCAAAAGATGAACCACCTATTTGAGCCGCTGAAGCTGCTGCTCCTAGAGAAGGCATTGAAGAAGTAGTCCCGAAAACGTGTAGTTTAGTTGTAGGGGTAGTAATCCCAATACCAACTCTCTCACTTGTGTCTATTGTAATTGTTCTAGTGGAATCTCTAGCTATAGATATACAATCATTTAATGTGTTATTTGTAACACCACCTATTTCAACAGTTGTGCTTCCATCGTCAAAAGAAAAGTGAGCTCCATAAGCAGTGTTGCTAGGATCCTCTATTTTTAAACCATCAGTGTTGCCTATTCCTATACCTCCTATAGTTAGTTTCTTAGCTGGACTAGTCGTTCCGATCCCAACGTTGCCTGTATTCGTAATACGCATTCTTTCGGTTGGAGCGCTTCCAGTGGTGTTACCTGAAAGTAAAAATCTAAATATTCCACCTCCAGTGTTTCCGCTGCCAGCACCTACAGCTGTAGTGCATATTATTTGACCGTTAGCATACCCATTTGTTTGATCGTCTTTACCTCCAAATTGTAATACGCCTAGATCTTGACCAGGACTTATAGTAGTATCTTGATTAATTAATGTTATTACGCCTGGCGTAAAAGAAGCAAAGTTTAAACCACCAACTACTAAGTTCCCAGCGCCTACGCCGCCATACCCGTAAGTTAGAGCTCCAGATATTGTAGTTTCTATATTTAAAGTTTCATCTATATATGCATCCCCTGAAACATCTAGTTTAGCTCCAGGACTAGTCGTTCCTATTCCTACATCTCCATCGCCTTTTATGGTTAAATAATCTTGCTGGTTATTAGACCCAAAACCTAAGTCACCAATATCTCTATTATATATATAAGAATTTACTCCTGTCTTGGATATAAGCAAAGATTCTGAAACACTACTACCACTCGCGTCAGCTGATAGATATATCCTACCAGTAGTGTTTGAACCTACAACTTGTAAGTCACCACCTGGGTTAGCTGTGTTTATACCCATACGCTTATTAGTCTCATCTAAGTGTACAACAGTAGATTCTGCTGTGTTATTAGCTGTACCAACCCATATTTTACCAGTTGTAAGATTAGGTACATCGTTAGATCTAAGCAAGGCAGCTACAACTATATTACCGTCGGCTGAAGTACTTACTCTACCCACTTGACCTACGTTTTGTATAAGATTTGTAGACCCAGTTGGTTTTATCAAAGTAAGTCCGCCACCTGATTTTACATATACAGTGTCATTTTCACTTGGAACATTTACACCTATTGGATTTGTAATTAAGTTCCTTAACTTACCAACAACAGTTGCTGTACCTTCCCCGTTAGGTGCTAGATCTTGATCTAACAAACCAACGCATGGCATTTTACTATCACCTAAGTTGTTAGTTGCTGTAGAATCAGCATCCGCTAAATCAACATAAAGTCTAGGTGAAGCACCTACGCTTCCATATATATAAACTGGATCTCCCTTAGACAAACTAACACCGCCATTTCCTGAAGATATATTTTTTACTTGTATATCTACAACTTCTGAAGAGCCAGAGTGTATTGCGCTTTGGTCTATCCAAGATGTGCCGGCGACTGTAGAAGACAACACTTGCCCAGATGTACCTGGAGAAGTGCTTGTGTCTTTTATACCAGACTCAGTTTCAATATAATTCTTAAACTTCATGTATTAAATTTTATTATTATCCTATTTTTTGTACTAATACTCTAACCGAATTAGTTGGAGTCGCAGAAAATGTAACACCAATTCTAGAAGGGCTAATTCTTTCTACATCAGCATATACAGTTTCGTCTGTAGTTACGTCGTATAACTGCACAATAACATCTTTAGTGCCTAAGTTATGGTCAATTGTTAAATCTGTGTCTGTGATTGTTTCAGCATAAGTGTTAGCTGAGTTCGTTTGTGTGTTTGTAACCGTTGCTGTACCAGAAGCGTAAGAAACGCTTATACCAGTACCAGCATCAACAATAACAGCACCTTTTTGTGCAGGTGTTGAATCAACAACATCTAAAGTAGCAGTTCCACTAGAATATGGTGCAGTTATAGTGTTACTAGATCCAGGCACCACATTTCCAAGCCCAACCACAAGGCTAGTTGCTAGGTCTATGTTATTTTGAACAGTTGTCCAATCTGATAACGAGGTGGGCGCGTCTATTTCAGCAATAAGTACATCACCTACTCTAACTTGCTCACCGAAGAAAGTTCCATCAGCCGTAACAGTATACATCCAACCAATCTCTATAATGTTAGGGTTTGGCGGTGTTTGAAGACCGTAGTTGCCCGGTGAAGTTAAGTCAGTTGTTGGATCATAACCACCTTGGTAGTAAACGCCTCCTGATACAGAGTTGTCGATGTAATTCTTTACTAAAGTTAAAGAGTTTATAGGTATAGTACCTAAAGTAGTTTTCTTTACATTACTATCAGTATCGTCGCTAAAGTTTATTATATCATCAGAATCTGCAACTGTAGCAACTCCAGCTTCTAGTAAATAGTTATCAGAGCCTAAGTAATCAACAGCTACCGTAGGTGATGTAGCTGATCCGGTTACTGTAATACCAGGACCTTCAGTTACACTAGTGACTGTACCTGTAAATTGATCGTTAGAGGTTACTGTTAAAGTGTTACCGCTTCTAGTTACTGTTGTTGTTCCTGCTCCTACAATTAAAACGTCATCATTAGTAGCGTCTGAACCAGATAATCTCACTCCAGCTGTTCCGTTTGTAGAGCCAACACCTTCTAAATCATAAGTAGTACCGGATATTCCAGACACCTCAGCCCAAGTATTACTTTTGGTTAAATATCTTTCACCCGCTGCAGCAGTTCCATCGACTGCGTTTAAGTCAAATGTTATAATAGGCTTAGGTGTTGTACCTGTTACTGTTCCCGTGACGTAAGTTCCTGTTGGAAAAGAGTACTCTTTTAGACTTACCCATTGGTCCGCTCCGTTTGAATAGTATTTAGCGGTTAAGTCGCTGGAAGGATTTGTTGTGCTATCAAAGTAAATTTGACCGGCAGCCGCTGTAGGAGCCGTGGGTGTTACATGTAGTTTAGCATTAAGCAACTGATTGTCGGTAATGTCTAGGTTATTTAAAAAAGGTATTGCCATAGTTAGTTTATGTATGCTTTACCGGAAACAGCTCCGGAAAATGTTATTGTTAAGTTATTTTCGTCTATAAAATTTACATCTCCATAACCTTGTTGTCCTGTAGAAAGAACCATAGTACATGAAGGGAATTTATCTAAGTTATGTTGTACTGTCCAAGTTATGCTAGCTACTGGTTGATCGTGTACATAGTTTTTATCGCCCATGTCAACTACATCTATCAGTATACTATTACCCGTGTTAGTTAATGTCACATTGGTTCCAGCTTCTAAAGTTACAATGTCAGTTGTTGAGTCGCTACCTATAAGCCTTATATCTGAGTTAGGTCCATTTTGAATTGAGTCTAAATCATATGTCGTGTTATTATCTTCACTAGATAAAACAAATGAGCACGCGTTATATATTTTCTTCTTTTCAATATAACCGCTACCACCTATAAATGTTAGGTTTAAAGTGTAAAAAGTAGTTGTACCTATTTGAGTATAAGATTCTATATTATAATGGCCAAATGTACTTATTTCATCTTGCTCGCTAATAAGTATTTCAGTACCCACTATATATTCTAGAAACCCAACTGTATTCTGACCGCTGATATCAACAACGTTTATATTTAACGATGTTATATCTGAGAACTGCGTAAGGTTTGGAACACCTGTTATATCACCTTCACCTGCGCCTGATATCTCAAACTTGTATAGCATACATGCAGATATAGATATAGTCCCAGTTATATTTATATACTCACCTACAGCTTCAGCGGTAAAATTTCTAGTGACTAGATTTTTAGCTCTTGTTCCAATCCAATAATCCTCTGGCTGTACAGGTAAATTCTTAGGGTACGCGCTAATTCTAGCCATATATTAGTTTATAAGTTAAGATATTATTATCCATTCGCCTCCACGGTTCCATATTTCAACGACACTATATCCTGCAGTTGGTATAGTATAAGAAGATACTCCATTTATTGTCTGACTTAAAAAAGGTGTGATAATTACGTTTCTACCGCCCACGCTAAAGTCACCACTTAAAACAAACTTAAATTTTCTATAGTAGTTAGCAGTAATAGTAGCGTCTGGAAGCAACAAGTCAAAATCACCATTTACACCACTCCATGTTATAAATGTTATACCCGCACTATTTATATCTAGAGTTAATCCTGCGCCTGATGCCGCTGTAACAATTTGACCTGTTGTGTAGTTTGGTGCGTCTGCTGTTATAATTTTTCCAGTATCTTTGGAAACCGCAAATCCAGTTTGTCTAACATTTGAACCGTAAAAAGGAAGAGTTAATTCACCGTCGTCGTTTAACTCAAGAGCATTTGATCTATTTACAGTGCTAGTTCCATTACCTACTATAAATAAATTATTTGGTGGTGTAGATGGTCGTATTGTTTGACTACCTGTGCTTACTTTATTATAGAGCCCGAAAACAGTTTCACCAAAATCATGCGCTTCTGTATAATAACCGCTACATATTGCGTAGTTTCCAGAGGCATTTGCGTTAAAACCCGCCATAACTTTAGAGCCGTGGCTTCCAGTTGCTGTGCTAAAACTACCAAAAACCATAGACGTAGATCCAGACGCTTCACCGCCTATACCTATTATAATAGATGCAGCACCACTCGCAATAGGCACGTTAGATCCCACACCTATTGCTACGGAGTAATCTGCAGAAGTTTCCACTTTAGCTCTACCTATGGCTGTGCTAGCTAGACCATAAGCTTGAGAGTCACTCCCTATTGCTGTAGAGAAACGTCCAGTACTTTCTGAATTATAACCTATAGACACCGTAGAATCAGCTCTAGCTGCGCTATCATAACCTATAGCTATAGGTCCAGTTCCAGTTTCAGCTGTAGCATTATCACCAAAAGCTATAGCACCGATGCTTGTCGATGAAGCATTATTACCAAAAGCTATAGAATTTGTTGCCGTAGCAGTAGCGTTAGAAGTTTTTATCGATGTTTGTGAAGTTCCTTTTTGTAAAAAGCTATTACCTAGTTCAGTATTACCAGTCCATATAGCTAAAGTGCCAGGCGTACCAGAGCCTGTTAATCCAAACGGAACGTTTGCACTTACTATTGGGTTTGCAGGGTCGCTAGCATCTACGGTTACATTTGTTCCAGCAACTACTGATTGCATAACACCATCAGCTCCATCAACCCCGGGCTCGCCTTGATCACCTTTTGCGCCAGTATTTCCTGTTAGTCCTTGAACTCCCTGAGGTCCTTGTGACCCCGTAGCTCCAGGAGCTCCATCCGTACCGTTTGTACCGTCCACACCATCTACACCGTCTGCGCCAGCAGGACCAGTTGCCCCAGGAGCACCATCTGTACCGTTCGTACCATTTGTTCCATTAGTACCTGCGGTACCTTGTATTCCTTGAGGTCCTCTTAAAGGCCCGATGTTTAACCACGTGTTTCCAGCAGTCCAAACATAGCCATCACCAGCTGTAGCACCACCACCGGTTTGATCTATAACCCATAAATCACCAACTGTATTACCAGTCGCAGGTAGATCAGCCACCGTAGGTTTAGTACCTAATATATTTATTGACGTTCCATCTGCACCTGCAGGGCCTTGAGCTCCGTCTTGTCCGTCAGCACCATCTGCTCCATTAGCGCCAGGTGCTCCGTCTTGTCCGTCTACTCCGTTGGTTCCGTTAGTTCCGTTAGTACCATTAGCTCCATCAGCACCGTCCGCGCCATCTGCTCCTGCTGGACCTGGTACGCCTTGTGGTATTTCAGTTGCTATTAAAGTTGATATACCACTAACTGGAAAGTTAACAGTTTTTGGATCGTCGTTTGTGTTAGGATCTGGTATCGATGTACCTATTATTAAGTCGCTGGACTTAGGTGTGCTTATTGGGTATTTTTGTGCTATTGCCATTTTTTATTTATTTTTTGTAACTCTGTTTGTTTCTGGGTTATATGTAGCTGAAGCTGCGGTTTCACCAGCTCTATCTAGTGCTCTTTCCTCTGCTGTCATACGATTTCTAGCTTCTCCTTTAGCTGTTAGTTTACCATCAGCTGTCATATCGCCACGTTTCTTTAATAACGCTATAGCAAAGCCTCTGTCTCTAACCTGAGCTGTAAGTCTATCGACTAATTGCCCGGAACCCATAAATCGTTGTGTTTCCATATCTATATATACTTACACATATCACCGTTTATTTACCAATAGTGTGACATAAGCCCCTTACTAGTATACATTAATAGCCTATTGTCATACTTTTTAAAAAAAATGTTACATATTTGGGGGTATGGTGTTATATTTCTCCTCCGGGAAGCGCGTTCGACAGGAAAAACGCAACCTTTTAGCCACCCCCGCCGACTTTTTACAACCATTTTTCATATATATCGGGATTTTTTACTGTATATTTCTCTAGCATTTATGCTTTTTTATTACAAACTAAATACGAAGTATATTGGATAATAATAATGTAAGTAAAAACAAATATAAACAATAAAACAAAACTCACTATGTCTAAACTATTAAACACTATTCAATTCTTAAATTCAAATAATATTAAATACTTAAAAATATTCAATTATATTATTTCATTACCAACTCAATCAATACATAATAACTTTTTAAATCTTAAAAATACAAAACAAATTAATTTTACAATACCATTTAAAAAATCATTTAATTACATAACAATATTAATAACTAAATATTAATATTTTTTACAAAAATAACTATGAAACGAATAAAATACATACAGTCAATTGAATTATTTCTACTAAAAAATCCAGAAGTAATTATACAAAATGTAATGCCGCAATGTATACTCGATGAATTGTATTACTTTCAAAGATGTCAATACAAACTGTTGTAAAAGTGTGACAATAGCCCCTTACTATACTTAGCTTAATACCCTAATGTCACAGTTTTTAATAACAAAACAAAATTACAAACTAAATACGAGTTATATTGGATAATATAAATGTAACTAAATAATAATAATACTAAAATTAAAACTATGCAATTAATAAACTACATCGATTTCACTTCAATATGTGAAGATAACAATTTAAAATATGGCGACTTGTCACCAAAACAACATATTGAATTAGAAATAATATTACAACAATTTATAAATCAAAATAAATAATTACAAACAAAATACGATATGTATTGGATAATAATAATGTAACTAATAAATAATAATAACTAAAATATAATAACTATGTCAAATTTACAATCAAAACGATTCGTCGTCAGAAAATCTTTAATCGGAAAAAATCAAATTATCGAAGTAACTTTCAAATCAGGTAAAACTTTTACTTACAATCATGATATTGTATATGAACTAATGAAAGATAAATTAAATTCTATGAACTGTTTCGAAAAGTATAAATCTTATACATCGTCCACTTCAGTTCCAGTAATTCTTCGTGACAAAGTAGTAATATAATACTACTTGTCATGACAAACTGTCACATCGAGTGTCATACTCTAACTATAAAAATAACTAATAAACTTTTATACACCTATAAAAATAACTTATATGAGAAAATTCTTTCACACTATTGTACTCAAAATCAGTAACTTTAAAGTATCTGACTATGTAGAAATTGGTTTCGCTCCGAATGAAACTAAGTGGTAATTCAAAATGGTGACTATCCGAACCATGAAGTGGGCACTCAAACTGGATAGGAAATCTGAAGTAATGGTTAATGTGAGTTCGATTCTCACTGCTTCAACTACAAACAAAATACGATTATCTTTGGATAATATAATAAACTAATAATAACTAATAAAATTAAATACTATGTCAAACTATTCTTACACACTATACAAAATAAGTATGCGAATATACAAAAAATGTTACTCTAAATTAACTGAAAAACAAAAATCTGAAGTACTAGATATATACTACGACTTCTACTAAACTAAATAACTATGCGAATAATTAAACACTTTAACCCACACTTTCCAGAGCGTGAAACTTACAAATGTACTATACGATACACTACTAAGTTCGGTTCGCTCGATGAAGTAAATCAGTGGCGAGATGACCAACTAAAAAACGAAGACTATTACAAATCGCTTGAAGAATCAAATAACAAAGCGGCAGGTGTATTCTACCAAACATTAACTTATAAAGGCGATTAATATGAAATATATAACAATACTAGATTTCTCAACGGGACATGTACACCAATATGAAATACAAGAAGACCAATATGAAGGAATCAAGACTTAAGATTTCATAATATCTAAAGGTTTTAGCTTAAGTAATATTGAGTGGATGAGTCACACTATGATAAAACAATATACTAACAAAAAACTCAGATGAATATGAAGAAAAATTTAAGAAACGTAGTATTTACTACAATGATAGGACTATGCACTTTTCAAATAGGTGTGATATGGAAACAAAATCAAGTCAATCAAGTAAACGAATGGCGAGAGTCTATAGTAGAATCTTATATTCTACGAACAGATGACGGTACAATGCTCGGATATAATATCAATATTCTTGACGACGAAAGACTTTTCACTTATGAAGACTAAGAAAACTAAGCGTAAATTTAGTCACCATAAGATTAAATTAACAGAGATAGAAGCAATCGAGCGCGAATGGGCGATGAGATATAACTCTGAAATACCAAAGTGGCAACAAGAAATGTACACTTAATACAAACAAAATACGATTATCTTTGGATAATAATAATGTAACAACTAAATAATATACTATGAAAAAAATTAAATTTATCAACTCGACAACTATCAGGTTTGATGGCCAAGATTACAAAGGTTATCCTGTCGGCGAGTTACCAAAACGCTTTGCGTTTATCTACAACGAAGACAAAGACCAAGAAGGTATCACTGAGTGGTTCAACTACAAAGGTCTAACTTTTGTCGAGTATAACCCTTCAATCTGGTCTTATGTCTAGTCCTAAAAATATGAAGGAAGCGTGTCAAGCTATGATAGACTCGAGAAGAAATCGTGCAAGAGGGCATAGACTCAAGCACCAACACGAGGTGTGTAGCGGACTGACTGATAAAGAGTGGAACGCCGTGGTTACAAGGCAGAAAAGCTCTTTCGCTAAAGGCAAGTCGTTCGCTTACACTGCTCGATGGAATGATTACAAAGTAAACTATAAAAAAATAAAACTATGAAACTAATAGAAGTAAACAAAAACGGAACATCTACGTTCTTATTAAATGACGGGCGTAAAATAAAGTCATATCAATCAGGTTATGTAAGAATTGAAACCTCTTATCTTGATCGACTATATCAAATAAACAAAAGAATTGAAGTTAGAGACGAATACTGGACAGGTTATTGGCATGGTAAAGGCTATACTGATAGAGTTGTAAGCAACTACAAGCGTATACTAATACCAAACGAGATCGACAGGTTGCAATATATTATTAACTGGGTAAAGAAAAATGTAAAATGACAGAAAAAATAAAAGACTTTGTAGAACACGAGTTAAAAATGTTAGACAAAGGTATCGTGGCAACTCCACAAGATAGAGAGTATCTAGAATCTTTTGCTAAAGCAAACCAAGGATCTATGGATATACTACTAATGCAAATGAGTATTAACTTTGGCTATAAAATAGCTTTAGAAAACATGAAAGACAGATTTTATGAGTAAAATGAACGAAATAGATGAGATAGCTCAGTATCAAGCTGATGTTATACTAGAAACCCTGAAAGAACAGGTGGAATGGTCCATAGCGGACTATGATGTAAACGGTGATGACTATTATAATCTAAGAGATTACACTGTCTACCAAACTGTAATTAAATTACTAGAACAAGTGGATCTTGTAGATGTTGATAATTACAAACAAAATACGATTATCTCTGGATAATATATATGTAACAAATAAAAATAATAAACTATGTATTGTAAATGTGGAAATGAAGTACACCCTGTGAGGTTGGAATTAGGTTATAAAACGTGTGTTGAGCACTCGACAACTCAAACATATTCGTATGTACCTATTATCGAGCACAAAACAGGTAATACAATACAAATTGTCAGCCAAGAAGTAAGTGCATCTGTGCACAGAGCTTGGCGGCGTAAATAGCTAGATAAATCTAGCGGCAACTAGGTATGGATGCAACAGGAGTTATTAAATTAACCAGAGTTCATTACTGCGACGGCATGAGAGTTCGATTCTCTCACTAGTTACAAATCGTACAGTATCACGGGTTGCAGAGTAATTAACTGCATGCACGGTGGAAGTCCGATCGCATAAATGCGGAGATAACTGTACTTTTTGGGGGTGATTTGGTTTTGACGTGATAGAAAGCCTATATGGAACTATTACGGAAGACAGTTCGAATCTGTCCACCTCCACTAAAACAAATAAATTATGGAAATTAAAGAAAAAGATTTAATAACTCTAGGTTTCGAGCGAACTGACGTGTCTGAGAAAGAATCTGGTGCTAATTCGTTTTATTATTATACATTAGATTTTGGTGAAAATAAAGTTGTAAGTCTTATTAGCTCAAGCAATGACGAAGTTGTGGACGATAATTGGGATTTATCAATATTTGAAGACGATAGTTTAGCAATAAAAAAGCTAGAAGATTTAATTAGTTTTATAACTATAATGAAAAAAAATTAATTCAAAAGAGAAATAAATTATGAGTGAATACAACGGATGGACAAACTACGCCACATGGCGTGTAAATTTAGAAATATTAAGCGACATAGAGTTTGAGAACAAAACGTCGGTAGATGACCTAAAAGAAATAGTAGAAGACTGTGTATTTAACAATACAGTGGAAAAAGATTGTTTAGCAGCGGATTACGCTAGAGCTTTTGTATCTGAGGTTAATTTCTACGAAATAGCTCAGAGTATTAACGAAGAATTAGAATTACAATCATAATACGACGACTATTGGATAATATTAATGTAACAAATAAAAAATTATAACTATGAAAATCAAAGGATTAACAGAACAAGACTGTGCTTTTGTGTACTATGTCTTGCGAGACTGGTCACAAAACCATGAAAATTATGACGAACAAGATGTAGATGATGTCTACCAAATTGCTAAAAAATTTAAAACTTACTAAATATGAAATACCTTTATCAAGAGTTAGACAGCTTACTAAGTACTATTATGTACTCAGACGAAGGCGGTTTAGATGATCTATATGATGATCTATACTTCGAAGACATTTTAGAAACATGTAAAGAAATTGCAAAATATATAGAAGAATAAACATATGAGATCAAATTTATTATCTCGGCTAAAGCCCGAGTTTAAAAAAGGCTTGGAAGACAACAAGGTTAGATATCCTGATATGACTAACGATATTGAGTTCTTACTTACTCAATTATTTTACTACGACGACTTAACTGTTCGTCAAGTGTTAAACATTTTTGTGTTCTCTGACATGGAGTACCTTGACAGAAAAAGCTTTCGACTGGCGTTATGGTGAAGACGTATTCGAAATTGAAAACAATGTAGCATAATGGCTATGTGCGAATTGACGCTTGCAGATATTAAGAATAGAGCAAGCAATAAAGCTTTTGCAAAAGTTACAATATTAACTTTAGATATTGAAACTTACAAGAAAGACTTGAGAACAGGTAATATCGGAGGTGTTACGTACGAGGAGTTTGAGCAAATAGTAGAAGGTTATAAAAAAGAACTACAAGTATGGAATTACATTACAGAATTAATAGAAAAACAATAACATGAGTAAAAAACTAATCACAGACGAACTAATTAACGAAAGACTAGAAGCTAAAGGCTTCGGTGAAAAGCAGATTAATGACGAAGATCTAGCTAAAGAATCAGTATTAAAACATTTTGGTGTAGAATTTACAGATGACTATTCTAGCAACGCAGACTTTTATATATACGAAGAGTCAACAGCTGATGGCTACTCAGTGTTTATAGCTACGTATGACCAGAATTCTATTAATATAAACGAAAACGTATACTATTATGACAGCGATCTAGGCGACGCTCTTGAAGAACATATTAGATATTCTAACGGCGACGAAGAATACCCAGAAATTATATATGTAGATGATCTTCACCAGCAATTCATTGACGATGCTATCAACCAGTTATTCGAGTATCTAGCTGAAAGATTCGAAGAAGAAGTTATAGACGAGCTAAAAGACGAAGGGTATGTATATGATGAACCTACACCTAAAACAACAGCAGAATTAATAAACGAAGTAAATAATATATTAAACTAATTATGACAGAGACAGAACAAAAATTACCAAATTGGTTTAACGGTTCTTTATACAAGACAGGTGAATCAGTTAAAAATCCTTTCAGTGGAGAGGTGTATGAATTAAACAATGTAGAGTTAAGTATGTATGACTTTTTAGTCGGATGTGCTACATTATTTGAAAGATCATCTAACAGAGTTAACGACAATATGATAAGAGATTATGAAAAAGGTATCAGATGGTTTAGGCAAAATAACCCTGAAGCTTACATGGCTCTACTAGATTAATTACAAACTAAATACGATTAACATCGGATAATAATAATAACAATTAAATTAAATAACTTATGAACAAATTAATTTTACCAATGCAGACTGTAGAAGTCAACTCAACCGCTATACAAAAGGCTGATTATGAGTATGATAGCTATAAACTAACCTTGACGTATACAAACGGTAGTTCTTACAGCTATACTAAAGTTCCAAACTTTGTATTCGAAGGCTTGAGATTATCTCAATCTAAAGGCAAGTTTATTAACAAGCACGTACTATCAACTTATAACTATAGAAGAGTATCATAAATGACAGATAAAGAAATGAGCAAGTTGGCTGATCTTATTGTAGACAAGATAATCGAAAGACAAAAAGCTTATGACGAAGAGTTTAAGGCCGATATTCAATCAATGGTAGATGAAAATACCAATATTGAGTTCGGCACTATAACTCAAGACGAGCTTATAATCGAAGAGATTGACAGTCTTCAAGAAACATTAGACAGACTAGAAACAGAAGAAAATTACGAAGCTGCAAGAATCGTAGCAAATAAAATTAAACACTTAAAAAACAAATATAAACTATGATAAAACCAATGCTCGCATACAAAGTAGACAAAAAACCTGTCGACTGGTCCGAGAAAGTATTCATACAACCTAAGCTTGACGGTGTTCGTTGTATATTCACTAAAGACGGTGCATACTCTCGTACAGGTAAAGAATTTAAAAACCTAGCTCACTATTAAGTATGATCTAACAGATTTTTTCAGAAAACATCCTAACGTAATACTAGACGGTGAGTTGTATAATCATGCTCTAAAGGACGATTTTGAAAAGATCATATCATTAGTCAGAAAACAAAAACCGACTGATCAGGACGCGCGTGACGCAGCAGCATCTTGTACAATATCATGTGTATGATGGTATTCACAATATGCTACACGACGTTAATTACGAAGATCGTTTTAATTGGCTAACTCGTTACTTGCCTATCGCAGCTACAATGACACTTATTAAAAATACAGTTGTTGATAGCTATGATGAAGCTAAAATGTTACACAATGTACACTTAGCTCAAGGTTACGAAGGCTCTATGTTACGTCTTAACAAAAAGTATGAGCATAAACGTTCTTACAATTTGCAGAAGTTCAAAGACTTCAGTGACACAGAAGCTACTATTGTAGGCTATGAAGCTGGCAAAGGTAAGTTTACAGGTCTTATTGGCAAGTTCTTAATGCTAGATGATGACGGCAATGAGTTTGGCTGTCCTATTGGTAAAGGTTACAACTTTCGCAGATCGTAAAAATATACTAGACAATATACACGACTATATCGGTCAGCGTGCTACCTTTACTTATTTTCAACGAACACAAGCAGGTTCTTACAGACATCCGCTTTTTAAAACATTACGCAATTATGAATAGAGATAAACACATATGGGAAGGCTGGACAGTCGGTGACTTTATAGACGATATAGAAGTTACATTTAATTATCGATCAAAGTATTCTAACTTTTGGAAATCTAAAGAAGAGCTTAAAAAATGGGTTGCATCAGAACAGCCTTATTACAAAAAGCATATACCAGAAGTTTATAACTATTTCTTAAAAAAATCAGGACTATGAGTAAACTTATATGGAAACTATACAATGAAAATATGATAAGTGAAGAGGTTGTACATCAACTTCTTGACTGTCATTACAACAGAGTTAATAATAAAAAATACTAATGAATATATTTTATTTACACGAAAACCCATACTTAGCTGCTACATACTTTTATGATAAGCATAAGGTTAAGATGATACTAGAGTGTGCTCAAATGCTTTGTACAGCTCATCACGTATACGGAAATGGTGACAATGTACCTTATAAGAAAGCACATTTAAACCATCCGTCTACAATATGGGCTAGATCAAGTAAGTCAAACTACTATTGGCTATACGATCATATGTTGAGTATTGGTAAACAATATACTAAGCGATATGGTAAGTATCATCTTAAGTATTGAAAAATGTAGAGAAGCTTTAGCTTTTGCTCCAGCTGGTATGCCTGACACTGGTTTTACAGAACCACCACAATGTATGCCTGATGAATATAAAGTTGAAGGCGATAGTGTATCAGCGTATTGGAATTATTATGAAGCTGAAAAAGTTTCAGTAAGAAACAAAGGTGAAGCTATAATAACAAGACCAAATGGGTAGAACTAGAGAATTATTTGAACAAATGAGGTTGGAGACAGAAAATGATTATAATAATAATCATATTTTTTACCAACAATTAATACCAACCGAGGACTATGACAACAGCCCTCGAATATAAATAGTAATAGGCTTATGTCACACGAAAGAAACCTTGATTATCTTATCAAGAGACGTATCATATATCGTAGATCACCGATCACAGATCAACCAACAGAGTCGTTTGACTGGGGTGATTACTATGAAGATGGTACATATGAATGCTATGAATTATTTCGTAGCAAAGCTAAGATAACAACATATAAATCTCTTAAGTGGCATATGCTTGTTCTATGGTATTTAAACCCTCAACTAGATCAAGACGAGTTTCAAGCTTTATTTAAGTATATATGTAACAAGCGCACTGGTTTTATAACATTTAATGTTAATGAATCGTTGCTATACACAATGGTATACGAAGTGAGTATGATGGATCTAGATCAACCACCAAGAAATAAACAACGTAAGATTATCTTCAAAGAGTTTTGTAAACTAACAACTGAAGAAAAATTAAGTGTTGTAGGTAAAATGGTAGGTAGATCTAAAACAGTACACGAAGATGATATATACCAGTGCATGTTAGATATACACGATATGGGTAAGAAAATAACAATAGCAAACATAGCTAAATTATTAGATTGCTCAGCTAGAACGATACATAGAAATATGGGTATGGATCTTAAGAAAGAAAAAGAATTACTAAACAAAGAATTATGAAACAAGACTTTAACGAGTGGATGGCAAGCATAGGTAATATATACTACGCCGATAACAGGCTAATGTCACAAGCTTTTGAAAAACTAGAAGATTATGAAGAAATATAATGTACCAAATTACGTAAGATATAAAAACGATGTTAAAACATCAATAGCAAATCTTGAAGGTAAAATGTGGGACGAATATACTCGTGACGAACTTATAATAAAGTTTATGCCTCTTGTAGAAAATCTAGCACGTAAGTTTTCAACTACGCAGCAAGCGTCAGGGGTTTTAAGTATTAATGATTTATTGCAGATAGGTAATGAAGGTTTGATTAAAGCTGTAGACAAGCTTGACTGGGAAATGCTAAATGAATCTGAAGATATTGAAAAGACATTAAAATCATTTTTCAGTAAACGTATAAAAGGTAATATAAGACGTAGAATTGATATGATGCGTGGCGATATACGTATACCAGAGCATAAGCTAAATGAAATACGTAAAAACCCAAAAGACAAAGTTATGGTTGCTATGTTTTTTAATTCAGTGTTTTTAAGTATCGATGCTCAAGTTACTAACGATGATGAAGATAATATGATGCATCAAATACCTGATAAATCAGAGCCATATAATATACAGTTAATGAATGTGTATTTAAAAGGTTTAATGCAGAAGCATTTAACTGGTAATGAATACGAAGTGTTGAGACTAAGTTACGGTTTAGACTGTGACAAAGCACTCAGCTAAAGAAATTGCTAGCATCTTAAATATAAACGGTGTTAGCTCTTATGTACGAGTATCTGAGCTTAAAAAAGCAAGCGGTACAGAAATTAATTGACAATGTAGATCACTCGCAAGTGCTTGATATATTGTAAGTTAAATGTAAATCAATAACCAAATATGTAATTATAATAGTATGACCTTAAACGAAAAGTTAGCAACAATTCAGACAAAGTTTAAATCGAAAAAAAGTAGATTTAACTCATTCGGCAAATACAACTTCCGGTCGGCCGAAGACATTCTCGAAGCAACAAAGCCCTTTCTATTAGAGTTAGGAGTATCAGTGACTATTCAAGAAATGTTGGAAGAAATAGCTGGTTTGCCTATAATGGCATCAACCTGCTATATTGAGTGACGGTGAGAGTGAAATGTCAGCTACAGCTATAGTTGGAGTTGATCTAAATCAAAAAGGTATGAACGTACCTCAGCAGTTTGGATCAGCATCTAGTTACGCTAAAAAGTATGCGCTTGGAAATTTATTTCTAATCGATGATACAGCAGACAGTGATGCGACAAACACTCACGGTAAAGGTAAAGCAGCCAAACCTAAGTTAGAAGGAGCTGCATTAACGAAAGCAAAAGCTTTCATCAAGTCAGGTGGTAGTCTAGAAGCTATTAAGAAAAAGTATGATATACCAGCTGCAACATTAAAAACGTTATAATGAAGAGAAAAGATGAGTTAAACAAGTTGAGAGAAGATGAACATTACTATGGTAAGTTTGGAAAACAATTCCTAAGTAATTCAGATATCTCGACCTTATTAACAAATCCTTTGGCGCTAGGGAAACCAATGAAACCGATCCCTGCATTCCTAGTTGGAGGCTATTTTCATACAGCTATTCTTGAACCACATAAGCTCAAGAACTTTAAGATAATAGAAACAACGACTAGGAATACCAAAGCGTACAAAGAGATCTCAGACGGAGAGCTTTGCTTATTACAACACGAAGTAGATCAAACAGAGTTACTAGTAGACAAAATGATGTCTAATGAAATCTGTAGAAATTTAATACGTGGTGAGAACGTAGAGTACGAAGTACCTGGGATTGCTGAAATATTCGGTAACCAATGGAAAGGTAAAGCAGATATTGTTAATCACGATGAGAAGTTAGTCATTGATTTAAAAACAACTGCAGATATTTCTAAGTTTCAATATTCAGCATCAAAGTACAATTACAACAGTCAAGCTTATATATACCAAAAGCTGTTTGGTTATGAAATGATCTTTATGGTCATAGATAAAAACACACATCAAATAGGTATATATGACTGTTCTGATAAGTTCCTTTCTTATGGAGAGGAAAAAGTTCAGCAAGCAAGTGAAGCTTACAATTTATTTTTTAAAAACCCGGACTTTAAACCGGAAAATTATTTTATTAACAAAACCCTATAATTATGGCAAGTATTATTAAAGCAAGTATTAACTTAAATGAAATCCCAAAGGATAAAATTTATGTTGGCAAAAAAAGGTAAGTATTTACCTATTACAATTACCCTAAACGATGAAGTAGATAACTACGGAAATCAAGGACCAGTTGTAGTTGAGCAGACTAAAGAAGAAAGAGAGGCTAAAGCGCCTAAAACTTATTTAGGTAATGTCAAAGTAGTATGGACTAATGGAGACAACGTTGCAGCAGCGCCTCGCGATGGTCAACCTCAACAAGCAGCAGCGGCAGTACCAGAGCCTGCAGATGATCTACCGTTCTAATGCTCTATATGTGTGAGATGTGCGCTGAGGATATGTCTAAAGAAGATCACGACTTCTGCGATATATGTCCTAAGTGCTTAGAAGAATGGTAACAAATTAAATTAAATTAAATGCAGACAACAGAGATCAATGGATTTTTGATTGACGAGTTCAATCAACATAAGCTTGAAGAGGGAAAAAAGCAGGGTATATGTCCTCTTTGTTCTCACGATAGAAAACCCAAGAATCAAAAGGCAAAATGCGCGTCTTATGATTGGGATCGGGGTCTCGGTACTTGTCACAACTGTAATACATCATTTCAACTACATACGTATCAGCGTAAAGGTGCTAGCGAAAAGGTATATGTAAGACCTGCAGAGGTCGTAGCATAATCCTCCAGCTAGCAAAGTAGTTGAGTGGTTTAAAACTAGGGGAATATCTCAGCAAACTCTCACTGATCTTAAGATTAGTGAGGGTCCTGAGTATATGCCTCAGACCGGTAAAACCGAGAACGTTATAAAGTTTAATTACTTCATGGGCGATCAACTTATCAATGTTAAGTATCGCGATGGACGAAAGAACTTTAAATTATATAAGGGTGCTGAAAAAGTATTCTATAATATAAACAGTATAATAGGTTATGAGTATTGTGTTATTGTTGAAGGTGAAATGGATGTGCTTGCGCTACACGAAGCTGGAATCACAAATGCAATATCAGTTCCAAACGGAGCTACATTAAATAGCAATAACCTTGATTACTTAGATGCTTGTATAGATTATTTCGATGACAAAGAAAAAATTATATTAGCTGTAGACACAGACGAGGCTGGTATAGCTTTACAGACAGAGCTAGTTAGAAGACTAGGATCTGAAGTATGCTACTTAGCATCGTTTGAAGATTGTAAAGATGCAAATGAATATTTACAAAAGTATGGAAAAGAAAAACTATCAGAGCGTATTTCGGGAGCAAGACCAGTACCGCTTGAGAATGTTACAACATTCAGGGATATTGAAGATGAAGTTACCGACTTTGTTAAGAATGGCTTTAAACCAGGATTTCAAGTTGGCTTGGAAAATTTTGATGATATCTTTTCAACTTACACTGGTCAATTCATTACTGTTACTGGTATTCCTAGTTCCGGTAAGAGTGATTTCGTCGATCAGATGGTTGTCGGATATAATAATAACTACGGATGGAAAACAGCTTTTGCGTCGCCAGAAAATGTACCGACTTATTTACACGCTCATAAGCTAATGCGTAAGCATTGGCAAGGTATGCCAACTAGAGATGATATAACGGTGAGAAATGGAATCAAGTAGCGGATCACTGTAATACTAACTACTTTCATATTGACATGGAACGTTACACGCTTGAGTCAGTACTTAGAAAAGGTGCTGAGCTTGTTAAGCGTAAAGGTATTAAATGCTTGGTCATTGATCCATTTAATAAGGTTAGAGACATTGATTGTAAAACTGAAGACGTTAATCGTTATACTATGGAGTACTTAAGCAAGATCGAGATCTTTGCTAAAAAGTACGATGTATTAGTATTCATAGTTGCTCACCCAACTAAAATGTATAAGACACAGGACGGTAAAATCGAAGAGCCTACAATGTACAACATTAAAGGTGGTGGCGAATGGTATGATGCTAGTTATCACGGTATACTAGTTCACAGAGATTATGAGCAAAAAACAGTTAAAGCTAAAGTTTTAAAAGTTAAGTTTCAAAACCTTGGTGAAAACGGTGCTGAAGCTCATTTTAAATGGGAACCAAAGTCAGGTTGTTTTGTACCTCACGAGCAGATAAACTTAGCTGGTGAAAAAATGCCATGGGAATAAATGGCTAAAAGTAAAGGTATAAACATGGGCGAATATCTAGCTACGCCTGAAGAGTGGAACGCATATAGATGGTGTATAAGAAATGCTATACACATTGCGCCTAAAGCTTTAACAGAAGCTAGATGGACAATTACAATAACAAATAAAGGAATAACTAATCAAGACCCTGAAAGCTACACGAAGGTAGTTATTTGGGAGACAGTCTTTAAATACTACAAACATTATTATGACAAATATAACTAACGCAGAATTTAAAACTGCTAGTGAAGCTTATAATTGGCTTTTTCCTAAAATACTTTGGGACGGAGTTGACTTCGGCGACACTAAAGCTTTGTTTAATGTAGGGTTTACAATACTAGATCCTACAGACAAAGTTATTCATAACAAGAACCGTAAGTGGAATGCTGAGTACGCAGAAGCTGAATGGCAATGGTATTTATCCGGTGATCCTAGCATTGAAAAGCTTGGTGATATATACGGTAAAGTACCTCAGATATGGAAACGTATGGCTGATAGCTTAGGTAATGTAAGATCTAATTACGGCTGGCAATGGCAAAGACAAGATCAAATAGATAAAGTTGTAGCAACGCTAAAAGACAACCCGCAAACTAGACAAGCAGCAATAAGTATATATGACGGTAAAGAAATTGATACATATAGAAACGATACACCGTGTACGTATGCTGTTCAGTTTACTGTACTAGACAATAAGCTTAATATGTCTGTCTATATGCGTTCTAATGATCTCTGGTACGGCTTCTGCAACGATCAGTATCAATTTGCATCATTGCAAGAATTAATTGCAGAGAGGACAGGATACGAGGTTGGTACTTATTACCATCACGCACATAATCTACATCTGTATAACAATAAAATAACTTAATATGTATTATTTATACCACATACCTGGTAAAAAGATCGGCGTTACACGTAATCTTAGAACTAGGGTAACCCTTATGCAAGGCTATAAGGAGGGTGAGTATGAAGTTCTTGAACAGTCAGACGATATAGATTATATATCAGACCGTGAAATAGAACTTCAAAAGTCTTATGGCTACAAGAGAGACAGAACATTATATAAAAATCTATTCAAATTAAATATGAAAGTAAATCCAACAGAGCAAACAAGCACGTTTCCAGTGCCAATTAATAAATTAAAAGGTAACTTATTAGATAACTTAGGTATGGAGTGGAAAACTCCAGAATACAGTTTTAAGCTACAAAAAGAGCATATACCTTGGATATTAGCTAACGCTCGAACCTCGATGTTTAATGATAATCGAAGCTACATTTACAACAAGGCTTTTTATGAAGCCTTTTTTAATCAAGATCATAATCCACCAAAGCAAGTTAATTTAACTAATTATTTTCCTTTAATTAGAAACTGGGCTCAAGATCGCGGTATATATGATAAAGGTAATTCACATACGCAATATGTTAAGCTTATGGAAGAAGCCGGTGAATTAGCTGAAGCATTACTTAAGAATGATAAGTATGAAATAAAAGATGCTATTGGCGATATGGTTGTAGTTCTAACAAATCTAGCTGTATTAGAAGGTATGCAAATTGAAAACTGTATTGAATCAGCGTACAACGAAATAGCTAACCGTAAGGGTAAAATGGAAAATGGAACATTTGTAAAACAGACATTATAATGAAGATAAAAACTAAAGATGAAATAGTACTAAAAGTACTAAAGAAGATGGATCAACGTAGTCTTGTTGGTCAAGAAAAGTACGGAGCTACAATGATGGAAGAGATTGAGGGCGAAGAAAAAGATCTTAATAGGTTTTTAATTGACGTTCAAGAAGAATTAATGGATGCTTTGTTATATATTGAAGCTGCTAAGCGATGCTTGTCAGATGAGATTGAACAGGCTATGATTAATAGAAATAATATCATTGGTCAAAACGGTAACGATGGTTTACATTACGATGAAGATCACGCGTTAGATATAGTTTTAAATGATATGGTTAAAGACATAGAAGTAAATGAAGAGACTACCCTATAAAAAACGAAGTAGAAAAAAAGGTCCAGTGCAGTCGAAGAAGGTGTCATATGATGGCATCAACTTCGCCTCAGGGCTAGAACGTTATATGTATATGGCTTTAAAAAAAGCTAAAATAAAATCTAAATATGAAGGAGAAACTTTTGTTTTGCTTAATGGTTTTCATTTTGAAAACGAAGTATATGAAAGACAAGCTAATGGTAAAGGTGAATACAAAAATAGAGGTTGTAAGAGAATACTTCCTATTAAATACACTCCTGATTTTATTGGCGATGGTTTTATTATAGAAACTAAAGGTCGTGCAAACGAAAGTTTTCCAATGCGTTGGAAGTTATTTAAACAATTAATTGTTAGGCAATTTCCAAATGTAACATTATACAAACCACAAAATCAAAAAGAATGCGACGAGACAGTAAGCATAATCCTTTCGAAGCAAAAAGGATAGCTAGACAGAAGTATGCCGAGCGTCAAATTGAAAAGTTTGTTAAATGGAGCTGGGAAATACGAGGTAAAGTAAAGTACAATGAATTAGTAGAATTACAAGAAGAATATAAAATAAAAGTTTATGGATAAAGAAGAAAACAAACCATTATGGTCAATTGAACTAGGATTTTACCCTGGAATAGTAATAGGCGCTAGGACATATCCTGAGCCTGATCGAACAACTCACGTGTTGTATATTCCATTTATAGACATTGCGTTAACTATTTATAAATAATGGAGCAAGATGTAGAAACACAATTCCACACGATAGACCTGTTTATACGGTCTGTTTTAGACGATATGGATAAAGTATCAAAGTCCACGCGAAAGATCGATATAATGGCTTATATTGATTCCTGGAAGACTGAATTAAAGACTGTACAACACATAATAAATTTATAATGGGATTATTTGATGAAAGAGTAGCTTATAAACCTTTTGAGTACCCTGAGTACTACACAGAAGGTTGGCTAAAACAAGCACAGGCATTTTGGTTGCACACCGAAATATCGATGCAAAGTGATATTAAAGATTGGAACGAAAAATTAGATGATAAAGAAAAAAACCTGGTCGGTAACATTTTACTCGGCTTTGCACAGACGGAGTGCGCGGTATCGGATTATTGGACACAGAAAGTAGTTGGTTGGTTTCCTAAGCACGAGATACAACAAATGGCTATGATGTTTGGGTCACAAGAAACTATTCACGCTGTAGCGTATAGTTATTTAAACGAAACATTAAAACTAGAAGACTATGAAGCATTTTTACATGAGCCTGCTACGGCTGCTCGTTTTGATAACCTTGTTGCTTACGATGGCAATGATCCAATTGGCATTGCTAAGTCGCTTGCTGTCTTCTCTGCATTCGCTGAAGGAGTTAGTTTGTATTCTGCTTTTGCAGTGCTTTATTCTTTTCAGCTACGCAATTTGCTTAAAGGTATTGGACAGCAAATGAAATGGTCTGTAAGAGATGAAAGCTTGCACAGTAAAATGGGTTGTAAACTATTTCGCGATATGTGCAGTGAAAATGGGCAATTGCTGAACTTATGTCGAGAAGATATAATAAAAGCTGCAGATACTATGATTAAACTAGAAACTAAATATATTGACAAAATGTTTGAAGCTGGTGATATCGAAGGTATATCAGCTAATGATTTAAAACATTTTATAAAAAAGAGAACAAATGAAAAACTTGTGGAACTTGGTTACGTTGACTTG